CTATCCCGCCTTCCTCGCCGGCGCGTCGGCCTGGCAGAAGTCCAGCAGAGACGGCGCGGTGACCTTGGAGGAAAGGAAGTCACGGTAGGAGAAGGAGGTCATGGCTAGGCCTTGATCTCCGGAATCCCGTTGTGCTCCACACCATCAAGCATCCTGCCGGCGACCCTCTTCCCAACGCGGCACATGTGTCCTTCGCCAACCTCGAACACGCGTTCGCGGGTGGCACAGGACCGGTCGTAGAAACCACAGTCTGTTCCGGGACACGGGCCGAAGTCGCCCCACTGCTTGAACATGAAGGGGACGTCTGCGGCCGCGCACTGATCCCGCAGGCCGCGCGCCCAGTCCGGACGTAGGGGTCTGGCGCCCGGGCCGGTTTCGCCGCCGCAGATGACCCAATCGAGGCCATTGGGATTGTCACCTTTCCCGCAAGCTCGGCACAGATCATGTCCAGATCCGGGGCGATTCAAGCACATCTCGGTGCTTCCCTGATTCCCGCAGCCGAAGCAGGAGGTCAGATGATGCCCCAGGTCAACCGTACCCAGCATAGGTTCGATGGAGACGAACCGCTTGGCCGCCGGGGTGTCGAGCAGGATGGGAATACGGGCATCATCCATGGCCTGGTTCTCGACGGTGACGCCAAGCCAGACGTTGGGGAGGGGCCAAAGGCGCTGACCGTAATGTTCGCCATGGACAGCTCGCCAGCTATCGAACAGGACGAAATCTCGCGGGGAATCAATGGGCACCCCTTGAACGCCCTTGATGTACTGTCGCATCCTATCCGGCCGCTTGGTGAGGATCATGAACGTGTGCTGGCAGGCCATGGCCATCACCGCGAAAACCTGGTCCAAGAAGTCAACAGGCACGTCCTCGTGGAACAGGTCCGTCATGGACCCCACGAAGATGCGCCGGGGACGCATCCACTTCAGGGCCTGCTCCATCCGTTCCGGGAACAGGTTCACACGGCCGGTCCACTCGTGGTTCTTGTCGGTCAGCCCCTCGAAATATTGGCAGACCTGGACGTTGTGGGCCATGCGGTCGGCCATCCGGGCAGCGTAGCAGTTGTCGCACGCCGGGCTCACCTTCGAGCACCCGTAGGCGGGGTTCAGGGTGGCGTCCGCCCAAAGAATTTTTGTTTTATCCGCCATTGCGTTCACGCTCCCTCTGGTGATGGCATTTGGTGCAAACAGCCTCTACGTCCCCATGGTGTTCCACTGCGTATCCCCTATGGTGGTCATATTCATGCCGCCGCGTTCTATCGTAAATGTGCCCGCAATCTGTGCATGGTACTTCATTCGGGTGAGGCAATTTACCGTTCTTCACCAGAAGATTAGCCCATGCCCTGGCCTGCACCTTGTCTCCGTCTCTTGGGTTAACCCGCTTCCCCATCCTTGAAATGTTCGGCTTTGGCGTATATGAATCTCTCCCGCGTTTGTTTTGGCAATCTCTGCATGAAGGACAGAGGTTGTCGTGCCGAGTCGAGTCTGCGTTGAATTCTCCCGTTGACTTCCACTGTTTGCACTTGGTGCATCTCTTCTCTCCAGATTCTATACGGGCCATGTATTCATCAAGCGCAAGGCCGCATTTCTTGGCGGCTATTTTAAGCGATCCTTCCTTGGTCAATGCCACGTCAGACCTTCCTGGCATCCGCCCATTCGATTCGCGTCTTGTCGGCCATGCTCATCTCCTTGTCCTTCGATCATCCGCGCCGACGTCAGAACGACGCCGGCAGGGGGACGGAAGGGCTAGTAGTCCTTCTTCATCGCCATGTGTGCGATGGGCTCAAAGTCATCGCCCGCTCTGCAGTCGCCGGGCACCTCGGCAGATTCGTAGGTGGCGTAGAAAATGTCCGGCTTGCATGGGTAGAGCTCGCCCTTCACGCCCTTGATCACGTAGTCGCCGTCCTGGGCCAGCATGTCACCTTCCAGGGTGGTGATGGTCAGGCCGCGCTCATCGAACAGAAGTCCCTCGATATCTCCCTTCATCTCAACGATTCGGTCGGCGGTGGCCGGCGCAAAGTCGAACTGGATTGCTTCGATCACGACAGGCTTCTTGCGATACTGGGGCATATTCTCTCCTGTGGTTGATGGTTGAGGCCTACGCCCCAGCCTGGCCGGCCTGGCCCAGGGGCAGGTTCTGGAAGAACTCCCGGGGCGCGACCACCTTGCCCGAGGTGTCCAGGCCGATCCGGCTCCCGCACACGGCGGCCGGGACCTTCTGCGACACCTCGCAGGTGACGATGGCCACGTCGCACTCAGAGGGCCGGGAATCCTTGTCGAAGGTGATGGCCAGCTTGGCCCCGACCTCGCCCTTGTAGTTGACGACGTTCCGGCGCTTGGCGTCGAAGATGATGCCCTGGACGCCGTGGGCGATGTCCCGGACGGCCTTGCCGTTGTCGATGCTCATCACGATGTAGAGCTGGTCCAGAGTGGCTTCGTAGCCGGCGGCCTCGGACATGCGGCGGATGTCGTTGAAGCGCTGGAGGTCGGAGAAGGCGCCGGCGAGTTCGGAATGGAGTTCCCGATTCTCCTTCCTGGCGTCGGTCAGGGCAGCGCGCAGGAACTCCAGTTCTTGCGTAATTCCCCGGAAGCCGTCCCAGGCGCGGGCCAGTTCGAGGGGTATCCACACGGGATCACACCATGCGTTCGCCAGGGGGTGCAGAATGTCGAACAGGGTGCGCTCGTCTACCCACGGCCCCTCGCCGTGCTCTCCCTCGGTCACCTGTGCGTCGATGCCCATCAGGCAGTCCTGGCAACGCTGGTAGCCCAGCCCGAACCGGGTAGCCGCCGCCACGCCGCAGCAGTCACACACGGGAACGCCTGGCAGTAGATGAGCGCAGAAATCCAGGTGGAGCTCGTAGCAGCGGGCGCACAGGGCTACGGTGTCCTCACCCTCCTCTTCCAAGTAGTGCTGCGCTGGCTGACCGCACTTGCACAGGGTCACGCCGGCCAGCTTCCGAGCGTATTCCAGGGCCTGCCCGCAGTGCTTGGTGGTCCACCTGTCGGGCTTCCCCCAGCCCTTTTGGCCGGCGTGTTCGACCACCTGGTCGAGGACGCCCAGGGCGGTGAGCTTGGTGACGGTCTCATGGCGCAACGCTTCGATTGTTTCCTTGCTGGGCCTGCCCCGGCCGCCCACGACGGCGAGGCCGGGCTGTTGTGTCTGCTGTCCGTCGTCGCGGACTTCGGCGGGGATGGCGTTCATGTGGTCTCCTTTTTGGTTGCCGGGCTATCCCTGGCCCGGCGTGGCTTCTCAAGGGGCAGCGAGATTTATTTCGTCCGGAGCGGCTCTTTGGCCACCAACGGGAAGCATTCCGCGCACACTGCGATGCTCCTCACCGGAGCAGCCGGGTTGGGGTTCATGGTGGAATAGAGCATGTCCTGGGGCCTCTGACACTGGGAGCAAACGGGTTTGTTCTGAGTGGACACGGGAGCTCCTACGCTTTCGATGTGCAGTTTTCGGCCATATAGCATCCCTCGCACTCGCTGGAGGCGATGATGTGGCCGGTCTCGGGACAGGTGACGGTGGGCTCGCTGGGAGGAGCATCCTCGGAACCTTTCGCCCTGGCCGCCTCTGCCGCCGCCTTGATCGAGGCGTCGGGATCTTCCTCCTGGGCCTGGACGGTGAAGTCCACGTCCATGGAGTCTGCCATGTCGAAGGTCTGCCGGGATTCAGCGTCCGCCTGCTCGTCCAGGACCACGGCCCGCTGCATCTCCGGGGACAGGTCCATGTACTTGCAGAGCTTGCGGATGGCGGTCTTCTTCCAGGCTTCCTCGACCCACTTGTTCCAGAGAAATCCCTTCTCAGCCGCCTTGCTTACCGCCTTGCGCTTGGCAACCTCGGGGGCGGTCACGAACTCGAAATGCCGGTGCTCATCGTGGAACACGGCCACTGCGTAGGCCAGGACAGGCGGGTTGTCCCTGGACTCAAGGCGCAGGTCGGCCGACTTGAGGATGTCGAAGTCGTGGCGGATGGACCGCTCGTCCCCGAGGGTGATCTGCACTTTCCCGGCTTCGACTTCCTTCTGGAACACCACGTCGGCGTAGATGTTGGCGACCTTCCCGGAGCGGTAGGCCAGCTGCATCAAGCCCTTGTACCCGGGGATCAAGGTGGCCTCCCCTTTGTAGGGGACCAGATAGGCGAGTCCGCGGCTGTCGATCTCCAGGCCCAAGCTCGCGGCTTCAAGGACTGCGCCACCCAAGCTTTCCGGCGAGCACAGGAGAAGGTCCTTGTTGCGGCGGATGGTGGTCAGGGCCAGCCTGGCCATCCGGTCGGCGTCCATGTGTTTCGGCAGGGCTAGGCCCAGGGCATTTTTCGACTTGGCCAGCACCGAGGCGATGGTCTTGCTCTGCACGGCGAGTGCGTTATTCATTCCGGAAGCTCCTTCTTCGCCCACGCCGGTAGCGTGAGGGTTTCGATTTTTTCCGAGTAGGCAGGCCATGAGTTGGAAATCTTGCACTGGGCCAAGCGCTCGAGGCCCTTGAGGTAGAAGTAGCGGCCGGCGCTGATGTCTTCCCGGGAGAGCCGGTAGACACCCACCGCGAAGGGTGCGGTCTTCTCGACGGCGATGAAGGGGAAGTCCCGTTCCATCTGGCCGATGTCCTGATAGAAGGCGGCCTGGACGTGGTAGCGGTAGCGCGCGGCGGACTTGGCGAATCCTTCCGGGCTCGCGTCTTCGCAGGTCTTGAGGTCGCAGGCGAAGCCGAGGGACAGGAGCTTGTCCGGCCTGACCTTGCAGAGCTCGTCGGTGTTGGGCTCGATGTTCCAGCGCGAAAGCTCGCACCGGCCAGGGATGTCCATGAGGTCCCTGGCCGCCGGGTGGGCGTAGACGCTCTTGCGCATCCCTTCCAGAGTGGCGGCCTCTTCGGCAGTAACAATCTCGTGACCCTGATGCTTCTCCAGGAACTCGCTCCACGCCTCCTTTCCCGCCTTGGTGTTCCGGGCTGGTCCATCCCACACCGCCAGTCGGCACAGGTCCGGCTCCAGGATGTAGCGGTGGAACAGCTGCCCGAATCTCCTGGCCGGCGTCTCCTTGTTCCCGCTGGTGATATATTCCAGGAAGTGGGCCGGGGAGCGATCCAGCTGATCCAGGCCAGTTTTGCTGGTGCCTGGGGCCGCATGGTATTCCTCGCTCGGAACGCCCTCGATGAGGCCGCGCATGACAAGCGCGGTGGGTGACAGGGTATCGAGGAGCATGCTACCGACCCTCCACCTGATGCGCCTGCGGCATCGAGGCTTGGCCGGGCCGGGCACTCATGTGCTCGGCCTGTGCCATATGGTAGGAGAGACGCCTGCGCTCATACCGGGCCAGCGCCGCATCGGCCCGGTCCATCCCGACCAGAGCCCCGACACCCATGATGGCGCTCACCGCACGCGGGACGTCCTCACGCCCGGTGACCAGACAACCGTTCAGGATCATGGCTACACCCCCAGGCTCGCCGGATAGTCTATTCCGGCCCCACGGTTCAGGTCCGCGAGGTATGCGGCCTCGGCCTGCTCTTCCTGAATCGCTGCCGCACTGGTGTCGAAGTGGGTGCAACTGCCCTGGGACTTGGTAACGCATGAGATGAGTCCCGTTGTCCGAAGTGGGGTCAGGCCCATGGCATCCCTGATTTCGTCGCATGTTCCATACAGACCGTCATGGGTATCCCAGTTTGAGCAGTTTCCGCAGATGTGTTCCATTGTTCACCCTCCCAGGACGATGGCGCAGGCCAAACAGAGTATGAAAACGACGGCCAGGGCCAGTACATGGATCAGTGCAGCGGGCACATCGGTCCACTCGTGGTTCTTGTCGACGTAGCACATGGTCCGCCTCCCTTTTGTTGGCCCGAGGGTCGAGGTGCATTCCACCCTCGGGCCCCTACACTCAATCTCTCCAGCCATGCGCCTCTGAGGGAGGTGCTCCCCGCCTACAAGCCCGGCGGGGAAGGGCCGGCCCTCCATGACACCACCTGCCATTTTGGGGTTAGAGGGTTGTCCCGGTCCCACCACCGCGATGTGCCGGGGAAATTCGTTACTCGCCGTGACCCACGGCACGCTTGACCAAAATCTGAAAATCAAGGCACTTGGTCAGCGTGTGGCCCTCCGGGTCACGGAACCCGTAGCTTTCGAACAGGGCCATGATTTCGGCCTCACTCAGCCGCTCAACGCGATCCTTCTCAGGAGGGAAATCACCCATGAACAGGACCCCCGTCTCATCTTCGAACCTGGCTTCCGTCGGCTTCGACACCCTGTCTGGCACCCTTGAGGTCGAGTTCCATTCCGGCACCGTCTACCGTTACTTCCAGGTCCCGCGTTACATGTTCGATGGCCTTATGGCCGCCAGCTCCAAGGGGAGCTACTTCGCCGAGAACATCCGGGACGGCTTCCAATTCCAGCGTGTGATCTGATTCGCCCACCCGCTTGAGGCTCGGGAGGATGGCGGGCGGCGTGGATAGCCTGGTTGGTGTCCTCCGCCGCAGCCTCCCCTAATGGTTTCCCTCGGTTCAGCCGCCATCCTTTCGAACCTCAAGCTGTCAATGATCGCCTCGTCCTGCGCCCGCTAGCTTGTGGCCTTCCCCTTCCCACCACCGCCGCTTGTTTGGCGCTGGCCCCCGAAGGGTTTGGGTCGTTCGCATGGCCTCACCGCGTTTGGCGTGTCGTTGAGATGGATAGTAGCGCATTCGCTACTAAGATCAAGGGGAAAATAGCGATTGAGTAACAAATAGGCCCGGAGTGTTTTCCGGGCCTATTTGTTGAGCAGGCGGCAGGAATTAAGCGAGACGGTTCGCGAGCTTGTCGAGAGGAGTAGCGAAGCCAAGGCCAATCCCAGAGAGGATAAGCTTGTTTTTGGTGTCCAAGAGAGTTTCTTTTACCCCAGGGATAACCAGCGCAGCAGCTAGGTCTCCACGTGCAGACGCTTGCGCCAGCAGCTCGATCGCGCGAGCCAGCCGGCTGGCGTGTTCTTTCGCTTGCTCAACAGCACTGGTGATCGCTTCCACTTCAGTTGCGACGATCCTGGCGCAAGCCTCGCCAATATTTACACATCCTACCATGCGAGTCCCTCCCGAACGAAGATGTTACATTCTGGCAGAGGGAAAATGATTTGGGAATACCCTGGCAAAAAGTTGCGCTTTGGATAATTAAATTGCCATGCGCGCAACCCCAACCACTTCAGTAGGATTAATTAACCTCGCTAAATCATTCGGAATGCCCATTGTGATACACCGCAACGGTCGGATATTATTTGCCAATTTGAATTTTTCCCGGCTGGTAGGAAAACACGAAATTTTGGAGGGGGGGGACTTATGGGGTATAATCAATGATGTGGATATCAGACAAGTGACGCAAACGGCCGCAGCCTCAGGAGAATCTGGCAATGTGGAACGGCTTGTCCGCGTGGGTAGCCAGTCCCTAGTCCTGCTCTGTCACTCTATACCTGTGGAGTGCCCAGAGGAGGAGTCTGTCAGCTTCGACATCGTGTTTGATGCGACCGCACGCAGGGGATGGGAGGAGCGTATAATGTCGCAAAGACGCAAAGGGATTGCTGACAATCTCTGGGCTCTTGATGGTGAACTTAAATTGATTTGGTGTAAGGTAGATAGGAATAGCCTTGGGAATACTATGTCAGCAGGTACAGATATAATAAGCATTTTTCCCAATGATTCGCAGGGGACTTTTTTTGACTTGATTCAGTCGGCAAAACTACATCTTGGGGAGGTGCACTACGGTACATTCAGCGTAAAACGGGTAAATGGTATAAAGCGATGTATGATTGAATTGTACTTCCAACCATTTGTAGTAGAAAGATATTATCTTGTTACCAGGGTAGCCACTATCGTTGGCGATGTTGTTATTGATCGCCTTTGTGATGGGTTAGGGTGCAGTTCTGACAAAAAACTTGCAATGGCACTAAATACATCTCAGTCGAGTATCAGCCGAGCTCGAAAAAAAGACGAACTCCCCCCTGTATCGTGGCTGATTGAGGCACATTTACGGCGCGGCGTGTCTCTGGATTGGCTCGTGTCTGGTATTGGGCAGCGTGACCTAACGCCGTGACATGTCCGACCATGACCAAACCACTCGTCCTATAATGGCCCTCCCAATGTCACTTTCGTAATGCTCCTCCAGGTTGAATACTTGAGGAGGATACTCAATTGAATTGTCACTATAAAACATGACGTTTGTCCCTCCGTTTGCCTTTTGTAGCACGACGCGCTTGACCATGACTTCATTGTCCCGTGGTTCCCGGCAAAGGAATATATTCCCGGGGTGCTTAAACCCCTGATCGAAATCGCTACGATCCACGAGCAGGATATCGCCAGGGAATATCGTCGGCGTCATGGAATCCTGGCCCTTACCCACCTCCACGGCAATCAAGTTCGAACGGAACCGTATCGAATCCTGATGGCGGTAGACGAGAATCCAGCCTCTTATCGCATCCTCAGGGACTAGGCCTCGTCCGGCCGCGACTGCCCCAGCGGCCAAGGGCACAGCCAAATAATCTGAACTCTCCGGTGGCTTCCCTTCCCCCGCCTGGACGATCTTCGGAGCCGTGAACTGAATTTCTTTGCTCGGAACCAAGTCCTCCTCATCTGGAAAGACGATGCGCCCTCCGACCTTATCAAGCCAGTCTACGAAATTATGTGCGTAGGGGCTTTTTGATGTGCCGTTTATGAACTTGTAGAGGGTCGCCCTGTCGGACTTGGTCATGCCGGTCTGCGTGGCGAAGGCGCTAGGGTTCGGAAAAAGCTTTCCATCAATCCGGTCTCGCAGTTTCCTGGCGGTATCGTTCCAGCTTGGCATATTTGCCGTTTGGCCCAATTCGCCCCCTCCGTCATGTAGCGATCTGGTCTTTTTCACTTGTGCTCCTGTAGCGATTGCGCTATCAAATGCCCATGAAAACCAACCAAGCGGAAATCTTACGGGCACAGAGGGTCAAAAGGAAACAAGCTCTCGAATCCCATCTGAAGGCCCTTGGACTTGGCGTGCACCCTTATGCCAAGCGAATAGGCAAGAGCCATACCGCCGTTTACCGCATACTCAAATGCAGCCAGGTGAGCAGCGATCTTTGGGACATCATCGCGGCTGACATCGAAGATCCGAACGGCGCACGATGTAGCGTTTGCGAAACAGATACCGCGCCACCCGCGGCCTTGTCCAGGAGCGGCATATGAGCGCGCGAACGGTCATGGTTTCTCATCTCTCGACTCCACAAAACCGCAGGATTTGCACTTGTAGGTCCGGCGCTTCATGCCGCTGCCCTGTGCGCCTGTATAATGCGAGTTCACCACAAAGAACGTGCTTTCCCCGCACGCTGGACACGCATTTTGTGAGCGAGGGACGTTCAACCTCTCTTCCATCTCTTGGATGCGTTTCTCCAGGGAGCAAACCCGGCCTGGAATTGAGAAGATAGGCCAAGACTTCACCCACCCATATGCTTTCCCAAGACCCAGTATATTGGAGACAGAAATCATGACCCACTCCCAGGGCGCATGGATTCATGAACACGGGATCAATTTCCCCGAGTACACGGAGCGCCGGATAGGCATTTGCCGCACGAATGACGGCTCGATTTGCCTTTCCACATTTCAGGAGGGGAGTCATCACGTGTTCTTCCTGACGGATGAACAGGCCGCGCACCTCGCGTCGCTTCTGATGGCGTCGGCTCCCTCATGACCCTCATCCGCCCCCTGCTCACCGCCTACGCCGTGGGCTGCGTTGGATTCGCGCTCTGGGAGGGCGTGCGGTGGTTGGTGCAACCTGTAACGGCCCGAGAGGGCGAGGAGTAGGGAATGACAATCTACACCACCCTGCGCATCCTGAAAGATGCCGGAGCCTGCACTGATGGCTACAAGCTCCTCCGTGCGGGGCTGCCCCCGCGACACGGAATGGATGAGCCCATCCCACTGGCCCATGGCCTTTGCTCTAACCCGATGGAGCATGTCCTGTGGGCAATATCGTATGTCCATCCAGATTGTGAGGTAGAGCGGGATAAGCTCGCTCGTTTGTTCGCCTGCGAGTGCGCAGAGCGGGTTTTGCCGATTTTTGAGCGAAAATTTCCCAATGACTCGCGCCCTCGCCAAGCCATTGAGGTATCCCGTCGTTTTGCCCGCGGGCAAGCGACAGAAGAAGAGAGGTCCGCTGCCTGGGCCGCTGCCTGGGCCGCTGCCTGGGACGTTGCCTGGGACGTTGCCAGGGACGTTGCCTGGGACGTTGCCAGGGCCGCTGCCAGGGACGTTGCCAGGGCCGCTTCCAGGGCCGCTGCCAGGGACGCTGCCTGGGACGTTGCCTGGGACGTTGCCAGGGACGCTGAAAGAAAAGCCCAGTCCGAAATCCTGTTCCGTCTGCTCACCCGTGGTGAGTGACATGAATTGCGCTCGCTGTTCCAACTCTCGTCCGGGTGCGCTCACACCTGACGACGTCTGCCGCTTGGGGCTCAATGCTCGGCGCACAAGGTGCTCATGGTTCCGCGACGTCGAGTCCATGGCGACGCACGCAGCCGGCGCACTCCCTACGCCTCCCATAACCAACCCTGCCACTGAGCAGGACCCTCCAGGTGCGCCAGAATGAATGCCTCTATCTCGTTTACAGACTCTTCGGGTGGTCCGGCCAAAGGCAGCGAGCGGAATTCCGGGCGCTGGCCAACTCCCTTAAATCGGACCAGGGCCACATTGCCGCTCGGGCCGACACCGAAGCTCACGCTGATATCCATGACCGCAAAATACTGGCCCATAAGCAAAAGGAAACCGTAAAGTGATGGACGGTTTACGAACAGCCCTAGAAGCGATTCAGGCAGCGGCATTGGCTTACCCAGTTAAGGACCTGGCTCCGCAACTCGATAAGGCCCCAAGCACGCTGTACGACGAACTTTCCCTCTCGCGTGAGTCCAAGGCCAAACTCGGATTCGCGGACGCCGTGCGCATCATGGTCCTGACTAAGGACCACCGTCCTCTTCAGGCCTTGGCCGCGCTCCTTGGCTACACGCTATCCAGGCCTGAGCCCATCTCTCGCGACATCCATCACATGCAGGCCCTCCGGGCGGTCACAGATTTCCTGGAGGCTCATGCCCGGGGAGACGATTACCAGGCCCTGTCTCCCGTGCGCGAAGCCGCGGTCGAGGCCCTGGAGACGCTCTGGATGCAACGCCGTTCCGAGGTGGTGATGTACCGGAGAAGAGGGCCGGCCCTGAGCAAGGTTGCGGCTCCAGCCAAGCATAGCTGGTGGAGACGCTGGAGGCGCGGATGAGCATGGACAACGTCCCCGAGGCCGTCATTTCAGGCCGTATTTCCCCACATGGACACATGGAGGGCCTGGCCATCCAGACCGCACATCGCCAGAAACGCAACGAGCCCTGGTGGTGCTCAAAGCTTCGCACCCAGGTCACCAACACTGAGTGTCGCGCCAACAAGCGCGAGATCTGGGACCGCGCCTGCCGGGACTGCGGCATCCCCAATATTCTCCCCAAGGAGGGACCCATGGCCATGAAGACCGGGAACTGCACATGCGGACAGCATGGCGTCACCCTATACGGATCCGAGGTGAAAGGGTGGTGGTGTTACAGGTGCTGGAAGCAGGAGCCATGGAAGAAGGCCAAGCAAGTGGCAACGCCACCTGCCGAGGTCGTTCCCGTTTCGAATGAAGTAGCCCTAATCGCGGACACCTCTGTCCTCCCGGCCCTGGCCGAACCATCCTGGGATGACTTCGAGCCCGTCACACGGCGGCCCATCAGCTCAAACCCGCGCATCTCAATCAACAAGGCCAGGGACCGTATAAATTTCAACGCGGCCGCGCAGCGTATCCTCGGCTGGGAAAAACAGTCCCGGATTCAGGTCCGTGTTTCGGCTGACAGGACATGCGTGGCCTTCCGCCTGACAGAGTCTGACGAAGTGCAGTCCTATTCGCTCACTGCAGGAGGCAAAAGCTCCATCATGGGAGTGGCCTGCAAGGCCATCCTGGGAGATCTCGCGCCAGATCCCGGCGTTTACCATCTCAGCATCACCTCCTGGGGCTGCATCGCACACCTGGATCGGCCGGTAGCTGACGGGAAGAAATATGTACGGCATGGCGTATAGTTAATTATTTTAGTGACATGCATGGTAAATATGTGGATATGGGCGAGCATTCACGATGGTTGGCATTAGTAAGATCGAGCTTCGCTGACCCCAAGTAAATCGTAGAGGCAAATGGAATGAACAAGGACTTCCGGGTGGCAATTACCTTCGCGGACCATCCCAAGACGCACAAGCTTATGCGTAGGTGCGGGGACAAGAGCTGCTGGTGTCTTCTGCGTCTCTGGGGGTTCGTCGCTGCGAACAAGCCTGACGGCAACCTGGTGTCCATGGATGGGGAGGACGTGGAGATTGCCGCAGGCTGGTCTGGTGAGCCGGGCCTGTTTGTTGCCGCTCTGATGGACCTTCGAATCCTAGACGGTTCCCCCGGATCCTACTCTGTCCACGACTGGCAAGATCACAACGGCTACGCCGCCCATGCCCAGGAGAGAAGCGAGAAAGCGTCTAAGGCTGCGAATGCACGGTATAAAAAGACAAGCACGCATGCTCAATCATGCTCCGAGCATGCTACAAGCAATGCTCAATCATGCTCGGAGCAATGCCCTTCTCCCTCTCCTACTCCTACTCCTTCTCCGAAGAATAAAGACTATCTCCCTTCTTCTGGTCGTAATACCCCAAGCGAGGTCGCACCACCTCCAGGCCCAGAAGAGGGGGAGATAGAGATTTATCCTGAGCTGGATTCAATGCCGATCGAATTCCAGGATCTCGTCAGCGGCTACCCAGCCGGTCGTGTCGATCTCATCCCCGCTTTCAAGGCCTTCAAATCCCTTCAATTCTCCCCGTCGTTCAGCATCCAGGCTGTACTTTCTGACGTCGCTCAACGCTGCGGAACCGAGCAATGGCGCACCGGGTTCGCTCCATGCCTGTCGAAGTATTTGCGCGAACAGCGATGGAGAGACCCGATCCCGGAGGCCAGGGCCGCACCACCGCCGGCCTACGCAACACCCGAGTCCAAGGCCATAGACGACATCGCTGAGAAATTACGTCGAAAGGAGCGGCAAAATGAGCATGAACTTTCTGAAAGTCACCCCGGCGAGTGCCATGGAAGTACTCCAGCGATTGGCACTGCATTACCCGAGATCCAAGCAAGTCGCGGTGCTCGACCTCCTGGCTGACGATTACGCCGCAGACTGCCGAAATATGCGCCAGCATGAGTTCGAGGCCGCGGCCTCCAGGGCCAGGAGCAAAAGCAAATACTTCCCCACCAGCGCGCACATCCTGGAGGCCTGGGAAGAGATCAAGGCCGAACAGCGTCAGGAGCAAGCAGCGCAGGAAAGCCGTGGCCAGGATGATGACACGATTCCCACGGACCGGGCCCGGGAAGTCCTGGAGGCTCTGAAGACAGGCACCAAGCCGGGGTTCATGCAATGAGAGTCATAAAAGCCGCGTTATCACTGATGCAACTTGAGAGAGCTGTCAACCAGAATGCGTTGCTTTGGCTGTTCGTACGAAAATACGGATTCAAGTTGGATCCCTTGTTCAGCGATGAAACAGAACGTCCATCCTTGGATAGCAGGTATAGATTCACAGAGGAGTTTGACAAGAGAATGAACGCGTTGGTGGTCACCCAGTACATACCTGACACGCTAGAGGAAACTAGATGCACCAAGAGCACATGACAGCGGCGCAGCTCCGGGCGGAATTGGCAGCCGGGAAGGGCAAGCGGCCGGGGCCGGCTCGCTACAAGCCGCACAAGATCGGCCAGATGAACGACACCGAGGCCGAGTACCTGCGCACCGTCTTGGAACCCAGGCGCGCTGCAGGCGAGGTCCTGGACATACTGTTCGAGGGCATCAAGTTCCGCCTGGCAGACAACACGTACTACACGCCGGATTTCTTCGTCACTACTCCCGAGGGGTTCGAGGTGCACGAGGTCAAGGGCAGGTGGGAGGAAGACGCCAGGGTGAAGTGGAAGACCGTGGCGGACCAGTGCTGGTTCTTCCTGTTCTTCGCGGCCGTGAAGCGCCGGAAGAAGGACGGCGGGGGCTACGGGATCGAGGAGTACGGGCGGCGAGATGGGAGGATAGAGTGAGACCCAACGAATATTACGACATCGCGCTGGCAAGACTACCGGCAGACTTTGTGACGGAGGCCGCGGTGTCCCAAGCGCTCCGGGAATTGCGGGAGTGGGCCGAGCGTCACGCCGTAGTGCACGAGGTCGAAGTGGTGGTGGAAACACCAACCGGCTGGGCGCGGGTGAACCATAAGCAAGTCGAGGGGGACGACTGATGCCCATCCTGACCGTCGAGCACGGGATTGAGGGCGCAGATGTCCGCATCTACGCCACGGCCCGCGAGGCCATACAGGCAATGGACAGCCCCGGCGAGTACACACATCCGGACGAGATATACTTCGTCAAAACTGCGCTCAAACCCAAGCAGCTCCGCTCCCTGGCCGCACAGGAGGGTGAGCCTCTGCCGCTGACCCCGGCCCCAGAGCGGGACAAGAGCGAATATGGGGACATTCATCCCGGGCTGGTGAATTGGGTGCTGCGGAAGATGAGGGAGCAATCCAGGATCATAGAGATGCAGGCCAAGCCCAAAGGTGAGCCGTGCATGACAAGCATAATCATCAACCTTCCGGGAGATAAGTAATGACCAGCCCCTGCATCACCTGCGGCTCCCTGCGCGCCGCGTGTGACGAGACATGCGTCAAGCTCCGATCCTGGGAGCAGCACAAAGCGGCAAAGCGTGTGGCGGCCAAAGTCCCGGCCCGGAAGTGCGAGGTATGCGGGAACTGGATCAAGACTTTGCGTCGCCGCTACACATGCTCCGATGCCTGCGCGCGGATAAGGGATCGCCAGAAGGCTCTCGTGAGGGCGAAGCGACGTCCAGTGCGAACCTACGCATGCCAGACGTGCGGCAAACGCGTCCGAAGCAGTAGGGAGCGCAAGTACTGCGCGAAATGCTTCCGGCTATTTTTACGCGATCCGCGAAGATTTCGATCTAAGGCCTAAGTGCGTTTCGTTTTTCGCTGACCTACGGGTTCCCCTGAACTTCTTGCTCAGGAGAACTCCATGGAATCCAAAGTCGATACCACGGCCAACCCGCCCACGCTCGTCCTCACCCTCAGCGAGCAGGAAGCCTGGAACCTGTGGGGTGCTCTTCAGGGGCTGTCTACGCAGGATCAGCTCAAATTCTCCCACCTGATCTCTCCCGACGAACTGCACGCACTGTCTGCTCAGCTCTCAGTCCCCAAAACGCCCGAAGCGCCGGCCAGCGACTCCGTGACCGATGCCGAGGGCGCCGAACCGGCTCCGTTCGTAGCTCCTGACGCCCATGACGCTGCCAATAGCGCGGGCCAGCCCAACACCTAGAGAAGCACGTCCATGGCCGAGAAGCAGCTAACCCCGAAGCAGGCGCGATACGTCGAGGAGATTCTCATCGACGAAAACCAGACGCAGGCCGCCATTCGGGCAGGCTACAGCGAACGCAATGCCGTGAAGATCGGGTCCCAGCTCATGGACAAGCCCCATGTGGCCAAGGCGATCCAGGCCGCTCGGGATAAGCGCTCAAAACGTACCGAGATTACGTCCGACCGAGTCCTGCAGGAGTTGGGTGTCGTCGCGTTCGCCAACCTGGCCGACTACGTGATCATCGAAGACGGCGTCCCGCGCGTGGATCTGGAGCGCATCACGCGGGAACAGTTCGCCGCAGTTTCCGAGATCACCCAGGATTTTTACCAGGAACCGGACGGGAAGAAAGGCTTCATCCAGGGGCGCAGAACAAAGCTCAAGTTCCACAGCAAGATGGACGCGCTCACCCAACTCGCCAAGCACCTGGGCATCAATCCGGACACGCTCAATGTGAAGGCCGAGGGTCGCTTCGAGATCATCATTCAGCGTGGAGCGGGCAAATGAGGCTGGAGTACGTTGCTTCCCCCACGCTGGACCGTTTCCATGACTGCGAGGCGTTCGTGCGCGGCGTCATGGGTCCGGTGGGCAGCGGCAAGTCCGTGGGCATGTGCTGGGAAATCTTCATGCGCGCCTGCGCACAGGCTCCAGGCAAGGACGGCAAGCGGCGCACGCGCTGGGCCATCGTGCGCAACACCTACGGCGAGCTCTTGGACACCACGCTTAAGACGTGGCTCCAGTGGTTCCCCGATGGCGTCTTCGGCAGCCTGGACAAGACCAAGTTCGTTTTCACCCTGCGCGTGGATGATGTCGAAGCCGAGATCCTCTTCCGCGCTCTGGATCGCCCTGAACACATCAAGAAGCTGCTCTCGCTCGAGCTGACCGGCGCCTGGATCAACGAGGCCAGGGAAGTACCGAAAGCGATCCTGGACGGTCTCACGGGACGAGTAGGGCGCTTCCCGGCCAAGTCCGATGGTGGACCGACCTGGCGTGGCGTGTTCATGGACACCAACCCCAGCGACGATGATCACTGGTGGTTCAGGCTGGCCGAGGAAGAGACGCCCATAGGCTGGCGCTTCTTCCGTCAGCCCGGCGGCCTGCTCAAGAACAAGAACGGCGAATGGGTGCCGAACCCGCTTGCCGAGAACATCGAGCACCTGGACGGGGGCTATGAGTATTACCTGCGCCAGAAGGAAGGGAAGTCCGAGGAGTACATCGCGGCGTATCTGGGAGGCGAGTACGGCGTCATCGGCACCGGAAAGCCCGTTTACCCCGAATACAACGATCAGCTCCACGTCTCGCCTGTCGCGCTTAAGCCCATCGCTGGCCAGCCGCTTATCCTATGCTGGGACTTCGGCCTGACGCCGGCCGCGATCCTGATCCAGAAGACCAGCCGCGGCTACGTGCACGTTCTGCGCGAATGGTGTTCCGAAGACAGCGGCATCACCGCGTTTGCAGCGGATGTCGTGCTGCCTGACCTGGCGCAATACGACGACTGGGACATCGTCTCGGTTGGTGACCCGGCCGGGACGCAGCGCGCACAGACCGACGCGCGTGCGTGCATGGACATCCTGCGCGAACTGAAAATCCCAACCAAGCCTGCGCGCACGAACGCATTCACCGCCAGGCGCGAGTCCGTGGCCAGCGTGCTCACCGGCCTGATCGACGGCCGTGCTCGCTTCCAGCTGGACCCGTCATGCACGCGGCTCCGCAAGGGTTTCCTTGGTCGCTACTTCTTCCAGCGTGTCCAAGTGGTGGGGGATGAGCGCTTCAAGGACGAACCCGCGAAGAATTCCTACTCGCACCCGCATGATGCCCTCCAATACGGCTGTCTCGAGCTGCACGCTGATCGCATCCGCGACGAGCGCCGCACACGCGCCCATGAACACTACGCGGGTCGCACATACCGCGCGGCCACGGCGGGAGGCTACTGATGGCTGATCAGCCGACACCGCCCGCAGCCGATTACTCGGCGGCCAGCGCCTGGGTTTCCAACCTGGGCCAGGAATTGTTCGATCAATTCGACACCTACGAAAAGGCACGTCGGATGACGGAGGAGCGGTGGATCGACGACCTCTACCGCTATCGAGGTCGGTACACCGACGAGCAGGTCAGGCGGATGGACCCCAAGCGGTCGTCCGTGTTCCTGCGCCAGACACGGCTCAAGGTGGAAATTTTCACGCGTCTTATGCTCCAGGTCATGCTGGGGAACAACGACCAGACGTGGACGTTGGAGCCGGACCAGAACCCCGAGCTTCCCGCCCCGGACCTCCAGCAGATCATCGACAGCCTCACCGAGAAGCTAAACGGGCAGTCTCCGCAGCAAGCCGACATCGACGCGGCGGTCAAAGAGCTCGCGAACATCCGCGCCCGGAACATGGAGCGCACCATCCTGTCGCAGCTCGACGGTGACTCGCGCAAGATGTGGACGGGCATCCTGCGCCAGGCCATCCACGCGGGCAACCTGTACGGCACCGGGATCGTCAAGGGACCGCTCGTCACCGAGAAGGTGGGCACGAAGTACCGTCCGGTCATCAAGACCGAGATGCAGGAACACCCTGACCCGCACAACCCGGGTCAGGTGATCCAGATCCCTGTGCAGGTGCAGACCTGGGAAGCGGACAAGACCACCGAGTACGCGCCCTACATCACCCGATCCTCGCACTGGGGATTCTACCCGGACCCGTCTGCCAACAACGCGGATGAACTGCAGGGCATGTACGAGCGGCACATCAAGACCCGCATGGAAATGCTCGACCTGCACGCCCGCGAGGACTTCGACAGCGAGGCGATCATGGGAGTGCTCGAGGCCTATCCCAACGGCACCGCGCAGGCCTGGAAGACCTACGAAACAGAGTTGCGCGCCATCGGAGAGGACGAGAACACCTACATGCGCGTGCAGCGCGAGAAGCGTTACGAGGTGCTGGAATTCTGGGGCCTCGTGACCGCCGAGGAACTGCGGAACGCCGGAGCTCCGGGCATCTCGGAGGATGCCACGGGCGACATGTGGGCTCAGGTTTGGTTGATGGGGCCCGTGGTCATCAAGGCCGTATTGTCGCACCTGAACGTCCGCAAGCATCCCTACTATTTCTACTACTTCGACAAGGACGAATCCTCGTTCTGGGGCGAAGGCATCGCGCAGCTCTCCAAGGATCCTCAGGACATTTTGAACAGCGCCACGCGGATCATGCTGGACAACGCGGCGATCTGCGCCGGCCCGCAAGTCGAGCTCAACCTGGACCTGTTGGAGATGCCCAACAACGAGGACGCGCTCGCGGTGACCCCGTTCAAGGCGTGGTTGCGCGTGGGCATGGGCCAGGACGCCATGGCGGCGGCCGTGAAGCCCATGACGTTCGACTCGCATATCCAAGAAGTGAATCTGATCCGCGAACTGGGCGACCAGCTCATGGACGACATCTCCGGCATTCCCCGGGTGGACACCGGCGACGAACGTGTCGGCCAGGCTGCCCAGACCGCGACCGGCTTGTCCATGCTCATGAGCCGCTCGAACAGCATGAACCGTGAGCAGCTCCTGCGCTTCGATGACGAAGTGCAACGCCCGCTGATCACCGAGTTGGTGTGCTGGAACATGGAGTTCAATCCCGACCCGAGCATCAAGGGCAGCTTCAGCATCAAAGCGCGGGGCGTGGCCGGCGTCCAGGCACGCGAAGTCCGTGCGCAGCAGCTCATGCAGTTCTGGCAGGCCGTCGCGCCAGACCCGCAGCTTCGGTCAATGGTCGATGTCAACGAACTGCTCCGGCAGATCGCCATCAATAACGAGGTGTCCGAAGGCATCGTCTACGAGAAGGATGTCTACGCTCAGATTCAGAAGCAGCAGAACCAGACCTCGGGCTCGGCCGTCCTCCAGCAGATTTCCCCGGTCATGCAGAAGATGGCGGACGCCATCCAGCAGCTCCAGAAGCAGGTTCAGCAGCTCAAGGGCGCGGCATCGCAACAGCCTGACCAGGATGCCTCACAGGGCGAACTGGCGCTGAAGGACAAGCAGATCAGCGGCCAGCTTGCTCTCCAGAACAAGAAGATCGCGGGAGAGTTGGGCATCAAGCAGGCCCTGGCCGTGGGTAAACTCCAAGGCGACAGGCAGGATGCCGGCGCGATGTCGCCGGACCTCGCCGGACAGGGCGATGGCGGCATGTCGGCGATGCCCGGGAGCATGTGATGAGCAAAGATTGGATTGAAAACGCGGACCTGCACAAGGGCGCGTTCACTGCGTGGGCAAAGAGACAGGGCTTCTCCGGTGCCACCGACAAGGCCGTGGCCGCTGGCAAGAAGTCCAAGAACTCCAAAATCGAGAAGGAAGCGAATCTCGCTGCAACCTTCAAGGAGATGAAGAAATGAACATCAAGTCCGCCATCACCAAACCGGCCCTCTGGATGAACGTTGCCGCCCTGGCCATAGCCCTGGTGCAGATTTACCAGAGCGCCCCCTGGTTCAACCCACAGGCCCAGCTCACCATCCTGGCCGTGGCGAATGCGATCATCCACTTCTGCGACTCGCAGGGGATCACGCTGTCCATGCCCACGAAGAACGGACCCAATCCCGTCCAGCCCGGTGTCCAGCCGGGTTCCTGCGGGCGCGCTGCTTCCGCGCTGATTCTGGCCCTGGGATTGTCGGTGCTCGTGTCCATGGGCATGTCCGCCTGCGCGGGCACATCCACCACACCGGCCGTGCCCGCTTCCCCCGCCGTCAGCCTGGAGCAGCAGCAAGCCGCCCTCACCTACCTGCAAAGCTCGCTGACCAACTTCCAAGCCGCAGCGACCACGGCCAAGGCTCAGAAGCCGGCGGATGCTGCCAAGATCGATGCCGAGGTCACGCCTGTGCTGACCCAACTTCAGGGTGCGATCACAACTTATGAGGCCAACATGGCTACGGCCAGCACCAGTGGCACGAGTTCGGCCTGGGCTACCGCCGAGTCCATTCTGAGCACCGCCGTTGAGGTCGTGGGTCCCTACGCCATCGCGGCCCTGGTCCACTAAACCCTTTCACCCAAGGATACGTACATGCCCCCCTCTAAAATGCCTCCCGGCCTCGCGGCCATGCTCGCCCAGAAGCAGGCTGAGCAAACGCAGGGCGGCGATCAGCCCGCGCCAGGCGGTCCGTCCGGTGGCCCGGCTGATCCCAGCCAGAGCGGCGGAATGCCTCCGCAGCCCCAGGGTGGTGGCCTGTCTGATCCCACCCAGTCCGGTGGCCAGGGTGGACAGCCCGGCGGCGGCGGTATGCCGCCCATCACCTTGAGCCCACAGACCTTGCAACAGAGCGGCATCCAGCCCGGCGACCTCCAGCAGGGAAGCCCCCTCCAGATCTCGGCCACCGGTACCGTCATGGGCAATGCTCCCAATGGCGGCATTCAGGTTCAAATATCCGACCTTCAGGTTCAGCCGGGCTCCGGCGATCCTGACCAGGACTTCGCCGATGCGTACAACAACCCGGGACCGCCTCAGTCCTGACGAGAGGCAGGCGCTGATTGAGCGCCTGCACCTCTCCAGGAATGACGCCACGATGGAGAACCTGCTGGCGCTCCTCGATGACGAGATCCACAACTGTCGTGACCTACTGGAGCGTTGCAGCCCTGACGATGTGCGCGGACTTCAGGGCAAGCTCGTAGGTCTTCGTGGCATCTACAAGGTCATCACGGTGGCCCCGGTGCAGAAGAATCCTGAGCAGGTAGACCGGAAGCCGTATCGTCCGACTGATCGAGGGGGCTACTAAATGTCGCTTCCCACAGTCCCGGTAACCTGCGTCGTCGCTGACCAGTACGCCAATCCCATTGAGGGTGCCACGGTCACCATGGTCCTGAACAGTCCCGATGTGTACGAGGGGTTCGTGGTCCAGTCCACAGTGCAGGATGAGACCGACGCCACCGGGACCGTGATTCTCAATGTCTTCCCGAACGCTCTGGGTTCGATGGGCACTCAGTACAAGGTGACCATCGTAACTCCGGAGAAGCCCATCAGGGCCATGGCCGTGGTGCCGAACGGTCCGTGTGATCTCTGGAATATTCTCAACCTGGACGCATCGCCGTCCATCTCCCTGGCCATCCAGGCGCAGTCGGCCGCGCTTGAGAGCCAGCAGGCCTCCGCTGCAAGCGCCCAGCAGGCCGCTCTGAACCAAGCCTCAGCCGCCATGAGCGCTCTCAGCGCGGCCCAACTCGCATATAACGCCGCAACCTCAGAACAGAACGCCCAGAATGCGGCGGCACTCGCGGCCAGCTACGGGACGAGCCTGGGGGCGACCTCAACGACGTCCGCGACCATCAGCACCGGTTCGCTCATTCTAGCCGTGCAGGCCAACAAGCAGTTCATGGCCGGCCAGTGGGTGATCGTCGTGAACGCGGCCAACCCCGCCGATTGGATGGCCGGTCCGGTGACATCCTACGACGATGTCTCGTCCCTCGTGGTCAACGTCGAAGCCGTGGGCGGATCGGGGACATTCGCGAACTGGAACATCGGCTTGTCCGGAGTGCTGGGGCCCCAAGGCGTCCAAGGTGTGCAGGGCTCGCTGGCGATGATGGCCGGAATGGCCCTGGTGATGGGAGGGATGCTGTGAAAAGACTCGTAGGCACCGACGTAGGCGCATATTCGTTTGCGCCCGGCACCAACCAGGTGATCATCACCGGGGTTCGCGAGGGCTTCGTTCTGGAGCAGTTGATGGCCATCACCGATGTGACCAGCAACGTGAACCTGTTCAACCCCTGGGACCCTACCAAGACGGCCACGCTGACGCAGAACGCCAATGGGTCCATCACTATCACCCTGGCCTATGCTTGCGCCGCATTGAGTGCCACGGACAGGCTCCAGGTATACCTCGACCTTCCGGAAATCCTTTACGTGCAGACGGACGGCCCGTTGTCGGTGGCTGGCGTGGACCAGACCGGCGTGGCGCATCCCGTGCGCACGGACGGCACCGGGGCCTTGGTTATCTCCGGCCAGCAGCAGGTCGGCGGTACGGCCCCTGCGGGATCTCCTCCTGTGGGCAACCCGGTGGAAATGGCGGGCCTGGGTGTGGATGGCCTCGTTCACATGCTGGCCACCGAAATAACGGGAATGCTCCGCGCCAGTCTCTTCGCCGCAGGCCCGGCCGGATTGGCCGCCGTGGCCGCCGACGCCCAGGGCCAGCTCCGCACGCGCCCGGCCGAGACCAACGGCGCCATCGAGAGCGCCAACGAACTGCTGCTCAAAATACTTCTGGAAATGAAGAAGACCAACTTCCTCCTCTCCCAGCTCCCCGGTGCGTTCAGTTCGGGTTCTTCCCTGCTGGATGACCTTGTCGCTTTCCAGGAAGACCCCACCACCTTCAACATTCAGTCCTAGCAAGGAGAATCCCCATGCTTGTCCAGACCGCACAAGGGCCTCCGGCCGCTCCCAACGGAACCGGTACCACTCCGACTCTTCGCTCGGGCCCGCTCGGCGAACTGATCGTGCAGGAACTGCACGGCAGGTATTACGAGCAGACCTACCGCAAGAACCTCATGCGTGCCTTCGCCCAGGGCCAGACTCTGTCCCTGGCCGGGACCGCCATGACCGGCCTGATCCTGTTCAACCCGGCGAACAGCGGCATCAACCTGACCTTGCAGAAGGTCATGGCTATGATCTCCGTGGCGTCGGCGTCCCTGACTGGAATCGGTCTGTGCTCCACCGTCGCGGGCAGTCAGACCACAGTGCCGACCACCACGACCGGACCGACTTCCAGTGGCAACAACTTCCTGGGTGCGGCCGCCGGCCTGGTGCAGCCGTTCACCGTGGCTACCACCTTCGCCCAGACCGTGTTTGCCCAGCTCCTGCACAACACGGCCTCCATCCAGACTGTGGGTGTCGATCAGTGCGTGATGGACTTCGAGGGATCGATCATCGTGCCCCCGGCGACGGCGATCGCCCTGTGTGCCCTGGGCGCGGCCTCCGCTGCCGCCGCGCTGACCGCGACCATGTTCTGGGAAGAAACCCCGGTCTAAGCCGCGCTGAAACGATGAACACGCCCCGGGCCGTAAAAGGCCCGGGGCTTTTCCGGGAGCACACATGTCCGTAGCCAACACGCCAGTCATCAACGGGGCCGTCTATGTGGACCCGACCACCGGGATCACCTACCAGGGTGAGAACGGGGCGTGGGTTGAGGTGGTGCTCTCCTCGCCACCGACGCTGCCGACCTCCATCTCGCCCATGACAATTCTGGGCAACAACACCGGAAGCACCGCCGAGCCCACCGGGCTTACGGCCGCCCAGATCAAAGCCCTTCTGGCCATCCAGGCCTCCGACGTGGCCGGCGTGGTTCCCGCGACGCTGATCATCAACGGTCATGAGTTGACCGGCAACATTTCCCTGGTGCCCTCCGATGTGGGCGCTCTTCCGAACAACGCCACGGTCAACGGCTACGAGGTACTCAGTAATCCTGTCCTCGAGGCCTCCGACGTGGGGGCCGTCCCCGTGTCCGCCCTTGGTGCCAGCGTGCCTACCCTGGTCAACGGCACAGTCCCGTCCAGCCAACTCCCCACCATGACCGTCCCCATGTCCGGCGCGACCGCTGGCTCGGCTGGCGTCGGTGGCAGCACACCCAGCCCGCTCTCGGGGCAGCAAAATGACGTGTTGGCTGGTGCCGCCGCCTACCAGGACTCAGCCATCAACGCCCAGGTCTGGAGCTAGCCCATGCCCACCAGAGAGCCACTCAGCGCGTGCCCCCAGGGCAACGCCGGGATGACCCCCGCGTACAATACCGGGGGGAACACCGCGTTCGTCATTGGTGCGAACATGCAGGACTTCCATACCGGAGGCGGGACTGACGAGGTGTTCGTTGAGGTGTGTAATATTGACCCGGCGAATAGCCACCAGCTCGTGGGCAGTTTCCACCAGGGAAGCATCGTTGCCCCCAACGATCTTTTCTACCAGACAATCGCACCTCAACAGGGCTGGATGAAGATTCTCGGCGGCGACATCATGCTGACCGGAACCGGATTGGCCTTCGGCGTCCCCACTTTGGGCGATCAGAACTATCTGAACATCCGGGGCTTCGTGAACCGGATAGTGGACCCTCGGAAGCAGAAGCTCTCTGCCGCCAACGCCTACAACCAGAACATCAAGATCATCGGTACCAGCGCGGGAGCGGCCACCCTCCTGCATAACGCCGTGAGCGGAACCGCCCAGATAGACGAGGTCTACGTTAACCTCACGAACACCAGCCTGGCGACCGTCCTCGCCACCCTGTGCATCGGGGGCACATCCAGCGCCTGCCAGATGATGGTTAACATCCCGCCCCAGACCGGCTGGACCGTGGGCCTGAACGGCGAGTCCCTGAACAACGGGCTGGCCGTATCGGCCTTTGCGGCGACCGCCAACGTCCTCAACGCACGCGGCTGGATCAACAGGTTAAGCTGATATGAACGTAGGACGCAGAACACTCGGGCTAGTGAGCGGTGGAGGCCAGGCTGCACCTGGGCTGAGTTGGGAGGCGAACGCCGTCTCATTCGTCTCGCCAAACACTCTTCAGGTGGCAGGACGAAACGCCACGAACGACTATATTTATGGAACAGTGGTCTATGTTCCCGGAGGAGGGTGGGCCTCTTCTCTCGGTGTTGTCTACACCGGGGGTAACTCAATAGTCCTGCTTTCAAACAGCGTGTGCTTCTCTGGAATGAGTGCAGTTGGACGCGCACCCCTGAGTTATAACCCGGCAACAATATGCTCTGGAGGTACACCGATCTCCAGTGGACAGGGAGGAGGTAGCCTTGCAGCCGTATTCGATGGTGTTCTAGCCGCGCAAGGGACCTACTGTCTTTGGTTCTCGACTCAAAACGACACAGCGATAAGCGGAAACTCTTACGTCGGGTACCAGTTCTCCAGCGGAGTTTCCCCGGCTTGGTTCAGACTGGTCCAGCCAAATGGACAGTACGGCGTAGGCACTAGCAGCATGTGGGGGCCTGCATACATATCCTCTGTTCTTTGGCAATACTCCGACAACGGCTCTTCATGGACAACCCAGGCCACAGTTAACAATCTCCGTTCAGAAGTCCCGCACTTTGCATATTGCGGTGCCCCCGCCGCATCCCATGTGTATTGGCGGCTGTTGGCAAATGCAAACCCGCTGCCAGCTGGAGGTACGTATACTCCGTGGGGCGTCGTTGAACTTCAGATGGGAGTATAAGTTATGATCTGCCTCATTCTGAACAACGCCATCATCCTTGGTCCCATCTCCTGGGGCGACTCGTCCATCCGGCAGGCGCTCTACATAGCGGGATTTTCTGAGGCCCCGGGCGTGCTCTACGCCCCGGATGGCAGCGGGCTCCAGCCCCTTCCGGTCCTGGAACCCGGCAACCAGATCGTCCTGGCGGATGGCTACGCGATCCTGCCGGTCACTGTTGTGCCGGATAGCCCTCCGGCAGGGCAGGTGGTCATGAGCCACACCACGACCGTGGCCGCAGGCGGCGTCACCGTGAGCCCGGTATACGGTCCCGCGCTCGTGGCCCCGACGCTCCCTCTGGGCCAGGCCCAGGCCCAGGTAGTTGCCGCCATCCAAGCCCAGGCCAACACTCTGGTCTACGGCACCTACACGGACGCAGCCGGGAACATCTGGCCGGTGGACCAAGCGCACCGCGTTCTTATGACCGGCATAGAGTCCAAGCTGGGCACGGGCATGCCCCTCCCCGCGACTTTCTCTTTGACCAACGCCAGCGGGGTCCCGATTCCCATGGCGTCAAACGCTTTCAAGGCCCTCACCACGGCCATCTTCAACTGGACCGACGCCGTATTCGGCGCGGCCACGGCGATGTCCCAAGCTGTCCTGGCAGAGACGGACCCGAACGTCGTCCTGGCCACCAACCTCACGGCCGGCTGGCCGACGCAGCCGTAGGAGTTCCCATGGCCATCACCCCTGCCAAGATTCCGTATCTCCAAGGCGGCCGTGAACGCTGCCTGCCCGGCTGCGCGTTGCTCTTCCAGGGCGTCTCACTGCTGGAGGAGGCCATCGAGAACTGGGGCGGACTGTCCCACTGTGCCTGCATCGTGGGGCCAGACATCCGCATCGGGAGCACCGAGCCCACCACTATCGAAGCCCTGGCTGGTGGCCTCACCCCCAGGCTTGTGGCGACCGACTGCCAAGGCCCCGGGCGCTTCTTCCTCTTCACTCCAGACGACCTGACGCCGGCCAAGCAGCAGGCCTTCGTGTCCTGGTTGGTCAACCGGATGCTCCTTGGGACGCCCTACGCCTACAACCAACTCCTTGAGAATGCCGCCGGGCATGTTCAGGAATCCATAGGCCAGGAGTTCTGCTCCGAGGCGTGGGGTCTCGCTGCCGAGCATGCGGGCATCCTGCGTTTGCCGCAGAACCAGAGCACTCTAGCCCCGCGCCCTGGTGATGTGCCGGTCTGGTGGCCGGGCAGCATGATCGAACTTGTTGGACCCTTCAAGTAAGCTGTAAAAAGGAACGCAGTATGACGCGCGAAGAGATCAAGGAAGTGTTTCACGAAGTGTTAAAAGAGCATGGTGGCTCGTGCGGTCAATGCTGCAATACCTGTGAGCTAACGCCCAACGAACACCGGGACCACCACGCCGCTCTTCGGGGGGCCTTTTCCGTCCGCACTCAAGCGGTAGGCGCAGTTGTAAAGCTTCTGGCTGGAGGTACTGCTATCTGGCTGGGGTCTGCCGTATGGGAATACTTTAAGCTGAAGGCAGGAAAATGATCATGACCAATCCTACTCCGAAATTCGAGGCTGCAGACGACTTTCGCAAGCAGGCCGAGGGTGGCTATTCCTACAATCCAGCCGCGGATAGAGGCGGCGAGACCATCTTCGGTATCTCCCGAGTCGCCAATCCAGAATGGGAAGGCTGGGCCACCGTCGATCAGTACACCGGAGGGAAGCCCATTCCGACCAATGGCGGCAGGGCTGTCGATCAGACCTGGCAGCTCGTCCTGGACAAGATGAATTCCGAGACCACATTGCAACAGGAAGCCGAGCAGTACTTCTTCGACAACTACTGGACCCCCATCGAGGGAGATGCGCTGCCCGACGAGGTGGACATGATCATCTACGACATGTCCGTGAACTCCGGCCCCGGCCGCGCCATCAAGCTGCTCCAGCAGGCCGTGAAAACCTCGATAAACGGACATCTGTGCGCTGGGGACATCGCCGCGGCCGGCCAGATGTACATCCACGACTCGGAGAACTTCCTGGATGACCTCTTCACCTTGCGTCTGGGATTTTACAAGTCCCTGGTAGCCGTCAGCCCCACGGACGCGGCTGACCTTCCAGGATGGATAAACCGACTCAAGGCCCTGGCCAATTTCATCCAGATGGATCCTTTACCGCCGTGCCTCCTCTAGCGCGGCAACACCACTTCAACGCGCTCCACGTGTATTGCCGCCTGTGCGCTTTCATGCCCAGGCGGCACGCACGTTTCCTCTCCGCTAAAATCGAAAAAATCCTTCACTTCTTCCTCTACCGCTAAGTGTGTTTCGTTTTTCGTTGACCTACGTGTCCTCCAAACACCCCGCGTTCGGCCCGCAATGCGCGCCGAACGATGGAACCAAAGGCGCAAAACGCCCCGGAGGATATGCTGGTGAGCACCGAGCAGGAAGAGATCAACGAGTTCGAGACGGCGTTCAACGAGGACAGCGGGCAAGTCGCCGGGGATGATCCGGCCACCAATGCCGTTGCCCCTGACGTCGCGCCCTCCGACGCCACCCCAGAACCCCTCAATGCTGATCCCGAACCGACCCCTTCGGCGGAGCAGCCAGTGCACTCTGCCCAGGCTGAGAACGAGGAGCGGGAGAGGCAGCAGGAGCTCTACAACCTCAAGGCCAACGCCGGACGCTACGCAGCAGAGAAACGTCGGCGCGAAGAGGTCGAGGCCGAACTGAAGGCGCTTCGCGCCAAGCAGGCCGAGGCCAACATCAAGTTTTCTCCCGACGACATTGAGACGGAAGAGATCGAAGCGTTCAGAAAGCTGAACCCGGAGATCGCCAAGTCCACCATCGAAGGCCCCAAAGGGAAGCTCTGGCAAAAGCTACTGGTGGAGCATGGCGCCGACGCGCTTATCGCTCAGTTCGAGCTGGTCCAGGACAATACCGAGAAGGCCCGTGCGGAAGTCCGTCACGAGTTGGAAGTCTTCAAGGCCGATGTGCATTTGAAGGCCATCGAAAAAGAGCACCCCGACTGGAAACAGGTTCTCGGCAACCCGAATGTGCGTCCCGAGCACACCGGTGCGCAGCGATTCCATCCGGATTTCGTGGGATGGGTTCGCAAGCTCCCCTACGACGTGGCGCAGGACGTGCGCCGCATTATCACGAGTGGGACCGCCGAAGAAGTCAACCACGTTCTGACCGCATACAAAAAACTGGGGCCGATGGCGCAAAAGAGTGCCGCTCCGGCCGCTCCGGTCGCCACGCCCCAAATACCATCCGCCGTTCCACGCGCTGCCGTCCCCGCCGCGAAAGTTAATGCCGCCCTGGCGGTACCCTCCCGTGGTGCCCCTCCCCCGAAACCGGGGCCGGACAAAAACGATTTCGCAGGAGCCTGGCGCGAGGCGACGGCGCAACGCCGCTAAACGGAGAAATAAGCCATGCCCATGGTAACTAACTACGGGGATATTACCCCGCGTACCGCCGCTTTCGCCGTCAAGGAAATGCTTTCCCGCGCCGAACCCGTCACCATCCTGGAGAAGTTCGCGCAGGCCACCAGCTTGCCGAGCAACAAAACCAAGGTGATGAAGTTCCGACGCTACAACGCCCTGGACAACAGCGTGAAGGTCCTCATCGAAGGTATCACGCCCCCGGCGTCCGTCCTGACCATCACCGACGTGACCGTGACCCTCCAACAGTACGGCGACCGGATCATCATCACCGACGTGATCGAGGATACCCACGAGGACCCCGTCCTGGCTCAGTCCACCGAGGTACTCGGCGAGCAGGCCGGACAGATGATGGAGATCATGCGCTACGGCGTCCTGTGCGCGGGCACCAACGTCTATTACGGTAACGGGACAGCCCGCAGCGCCGTGACCACACCCATCGAGACCAGCACCACCAACCCGACCAACATCATCATGCGCCGGGTGGTTCGCGCCCTGAAGCGACAGAACGCCAAGAAGATCACCAAGATCTTGGCCGCTGGCCCGAACATCGCCACCGCGCCTGTGAACGCCGCCTATGTGGCCATCGTTCACCCTGACCTGGAAATGGACATCCGCAACCTGCCCGGCTTCGTGGCCGTGGAGTCCTACCCCCAGATCTCCCCCTTCCCCTCCGAGCTCGGGAAGTGTGAAGAGGTCCGGTACATCACCTCGACCCTCTGCGCCCCCTTCCCGGATGCCGGTGGCGCGGCCGGGGCCAACCTGTCCACCTCCGGCACTTACGCGGACATCTACCCCATTCACGTGTTCGGAGAGCAGGCCTTCGCCTGCACCGCGCTGAAGGGCATGTACGCCATCACCCCGACCGTCGTGAACAAGAAGCCCAGCGACTCCGACCCCATGGCCCAGCGCACCCACGTCGCGTGGAAGAGCATGCAGGCCTGTGTGATCTTGAACGACCTCTGGATGTGTCGCGTCGAAGTTAGCTGCACCGCCTAAACGAGGAACTGAACTGTGCCTGTCGCAAACGTCCCTACCTCCCTGGCTGACGCCATAAACGCCATTGGGGACTCCAAGATCAGAACCGCCCTTTACGCGGTCTTCCAGGAGAACGCGGCGCAGTTCAACAACCATTACCACACGCTGGCCTCGGCGGGGACGGCAACGTCCCCGCCTGCGGCCGGTCCTTCCCCGGTGGCACTTGCCACAGGGACGCCTCCCGCAACTTTCCCGTCCTAAAGGAGGATACCAAATGGCACCCGTCATCGACACCGAGACCCCGCAGACCAAAAACCTCGTGGAAGGCAACGCGGCGCTCCCGACGCCGCCCAAGTCGGGTCGCAAGCCGTCTCGTAAACCTTCCCGAACCCCGTCCAAACCCGCTGCCCCGGCGCAGCACGTCGAGGCGTCTCCCGACGAACAGCGCCACGATTCCGGAATGACGAGCTCGGGAGAGAATCTCAGGCAGATCCGGAATCCTTTCCCCAACGCCAAGCGAGTGAAGGTCAAGTTCTTCAACACCGAGGGGGAGCAGGGGAAGGGGATCATCGACGTACAGGTGAATGGCTATCCGTTCCGGATTCCGCGCGAGGTCGTGATCGAACTGCCGGAGTGGGTTTTCCCCACCATCGACAACGCCATCATGAACGTATTGGACCCGGAAACTAAGGAGACACGCCAGGTAATGCGCTTCCCTTACCAGCGGATCAACGAAGCCAGGTAGGCCATGTCGTACACCGGCACACAAGTCATCAACTGGGTAGCGGCTATCCTCCACGACGTGAGCAACGTTCGCTGGAGCCGCGCTCTCCTGCTCGATTACATCAATCTGGCGCAGGTCATGACCGTGACGGTGCAGCCCCAGGCTAATACCGTATACCGGAAGATGCAGCTTCAGCCGGGCGCACTCCAGAAGATGCAGCCGGACGATATCCAGCTCGAAACCATCACCCGGAACATGGGCTCGGATGGCCAGACCCCCGGGCCGACCATCAGCATGACCGACCGGCCGACGATGGATTCTCAGCTCTCGACGTGGAGTACTCCGCAAGCGGGTGTCAGTGAGATCCAGAACTACATCTTCGACGAGCGTGTTCGGGACGCCTTCTACGTCTATCCGCCGGTACCGTCTGGAACGCCTATGTGGATTGAGTACGTTTCGGCCCAGAGGCCCCTCGACCTCGCGACCGAGGATGACCTCCTCTCGCTTGTGGACATCTACATCATCCAGGTTCTGCGGTTCGTGCTCTACCTGTGCCTGTCCTTCCAGCTCGACAACCCATCCAGTGCGCAGGCTGCCCTGCACCAGTACCAGCTCTTCAACGGGGAGCTGGGGCAGTCCATCTCGGCTCACGATCTGGTGAACCCTGCCCTCCAGGAGACGTACCTCACGGCCCAGCCACAGACACCCGAGTCGCCTGCGCCGACGCTCCAGAGAGGACCACGCCGTGGCTAACACCTGGAACGACTTCGTCCAGTTCGTGGCGCACTCCTGCCCAGGATGCAGCACTCTGACCATCCAGGCCCACATCCAGGCGGCCATGGACGAGTTTTGTGCGGCCACGAACATATGGACCGAAGAGCTTGATCCGTTCGGCGTCCTTGCCGGGATGAATCAGTACAGCATCCCGGTGGACAACTTCACCCGGGTGCTGGGTGTCGAAAGCGTCAGGTACAACGGCTTGCTGTTACGCCCCATGACACCGCGGCTTATGGACAGGTCTTTCCCTCTCTGGGGCGAAATCACGGGTGAGAACCAGGTGCAGGCATACTGGGTCGAGTTGGACGACGACGATCAGCTCCTGACCTTCTGGCCAACTCCGGTGATGAGCGTGCCGGCCTCGGTGATCATGCGCGTGTCTCTCAAGCCGACTGCCTCCGCCACAAGCGTGCCCGGGTTCTTTTTCGACGACTGGCGCACGGTCATCGGTTCGGGTGCTCTCGAACAGATACTCATGATCCCCAACAAAGACTGGACCAACCCTCAAATGGCCACGATGCACGGGGCGAAGTTTCGCACCGGCAAGGCCAGGGCCAAGGCCAGGGCAATCGGCATGCAGTCCGGAGCCACGCTCACCATCCATAGCCAAAGGTTCGGGGGATAAATGGCGCTCTTCGCACCCAACAAAGTTGTCTGGTCTAACTTCTACGTGACCACGGCCTCTCTGGGAATCGGCACCACCGACACGATCCTGTCTGTGCCCACTACCACAGGATCGCCATCCATATCCGGCTCCCAGTACTTCTACCTCGTGCTCCAGACGGTGGACGGCCTGACTCTCGAAGTCGTGAAGGTGACCGGTATGACTTCCAACACCTTCACCATCGAGCGCGGCATGGATGGGACTTCCCCGGCAGCCTTCCCGGAAGGGGCCGCTGTTTATTGCGCCCCCACCGCCGGAACGCTGGCGGACCGCTTTGCCGAGCTGGACACCTACATGGGCAACGCCATCACGGCCATGCAGGCCCAGGTCGCCGCGATGGCGAACGCATTCCCAATCGGCGAAATCATCTTTCTGCCCTACGCCTACTCGGCAGTGGTGCTGCCCAACTTCCTCCTGTGCGAGGGCTCTCTTCTTAGCCGGGTTACCTACGCGAACCTCTTCAACCGGGTGGGAACCGCCTACGGGGCCGGTGATGGAGAGACTACCTTCGGCACCCCGGATTATCGGGGCTACTTTCTGCGCATCCAGGACAATGGCGCCGGAAACGACCCGAACGCTGCCGTCCGCGCCGCCCGGGGAGACGGAACCGGAGGTGATGCGCCGGGCACGGTCCAGGGATGGATTCTGGGGCGCCATGTTCACCCAACCGGGGGCAACACCGGCAAAGCAACGGGTGGCGCGAGCGTAATCGATCCCCAGGCATTCAACACGCCTTCGCCAACTTCAGGGTACAACTGCTACACCCTGGACTTTGGTGCGGAGGATACCATCAATCCAGCCTCATATGCCAACGTTCCGCAGGGCCTGGAAACACGGCCCATCAACATTAACGTCGTAGCGGCAATCCGCTTCCAATAGCTTTCGGGGGAACTGGCTCGCGGCCCTGAACTTCAACACGCAACTTCGAGAAGAGGATAAAATATGTCCACTCCCTTGGCGAATCCGAACCCGTTCATCCTGGATTTCATCAACGACGTGGCGATGGGCAACCTGCTCACCTGCATGGAAAACTGCAACCTGACCCAGGGATCCTGCGCAATCTACGGCGCGGGCTCCCCCAACGCCAAGACCACGGCCGCCAACACCTACTCCATAAACGGGGTGTTGAAGAACAAGGCCGCCATCGCCTCTCTGTCCCTGGCCACCATGAACTTCTGGTCCACCGTGCCCGGCATGGTCATGAACAATGGCGTCCTGTGCCAGTCCCCCGCCATCACCGTGGATGTGACCGCCGGGCTGACCAAACCTGCTGTGCCCCTTCCCGCTCTGGCCAACGGCATCTACTGGGGCTGCGGTTTCTTCTTCTACCTGGACGTGAACGGCAACGTCCGCATGACCCAGACCACCCCGGTCTCGGCCGGAAACTCCGGGCTGCTCGATGTCAACGGCAACTCCCTAGTGCTCTGCCCGGACTACAACATGTCGTTGCTGTGCCCGGTCGCTGTCGTGAAGGTCATCAACGGATCAGCCGCCGTGTTCACCCCCGGCACGACCGCTCTGGATTCCGGTGGCGGCCTGGCCGTGACCTATGCCGACCTGTCTACCGCGTTCCCGACTCAGCCCTTCTAAACCCTTTAAGCCCCGGGTGAGGCGCAAATGGACATCTACAATTACGACAAGTCCGGGGTATACCTCTCCAGGAGTCAGGCTCGGCCTGACCCCCTGGAGACGGCGAAGAACCCTTCCAAGCCGCAGTACCTGATCCCGGCGAACGCCACCTCCATCGCACCCCCTCCGGTGGGTCCGAATCAGGTGGCCGTGTTCTCCACCGCGTCCCAGTCGTGGAGCGTGGTCGAGGATAACCGGAACACCCTCGTGTACTCCAAGACCAATGGAGGAGCGACCCGGGTGACCCAGGTGGGCCCCCTGGCGAGCAACCTGACGGCCATAGCGCCGCCCAGCGACGGGAATGCCTACACGATGGTCAACGGTGCCTGGACAGTGGACACAGCCACTATGCTGTCCCAGGTCCGCACGGTTCGGGACAACCTGCTGACCGACTGCGATTACACCCAGCTCCAGGACACGGCCTTGACACCCGCGCAGGTGAAAGCGTGGCGGACCTATCGGCAGGCCCTGCGTGACTATACGAGCAACTGGTATCTGGGGAAACCCTGGCCGGTTGCTCCTGCCTCGACGCCCGCTGTCGTCTCGAACGCGGCACCCAGCCCCAGTTCCTCCGCAGCTCCGGCGGCGTAGCCCCGTATGGCAGCTATCAACGTCAAAGGGTTTGGGGGGCTTGCCCCCCGCACCTCGCCGAACCTGTTGGCTCCGAATCAGGCCACGGTCGCCGAGAACGTCAACCTGTACTCCGGGGAGATCAAGCCGTTCTACCAGCCGGAAACCCTCCAGACCTTTCCTCTAACCGGCGATATTCAGACCTTGTATCTGTACAACAACACGTACTGGCTGACCTGGAACCAGGCCGTGGACGTGGTTCTGAACCCCTTGGCCACCGACCCCCTCCAAAGGCTCTACTTCACCAGCGCCACGGATGTGCCCCGGGTAACCAACTTGAGCCTCGTGTCCGTGCCGGGTGACCCGAATATCTACCCGAACAGCTCCTACATCCTGGGCGTCCCCAGGCCGACGACCCCGCTCAAGGCTAGCGCTACCGGCGTGGGAGGTTCGGGCATGGCCCGGTATGTGATCTACCTCTACACGTTCGTGACCGTCTGGGGAGAGGAAGGCCCCCCGGTGGCCACCATCTCCAATCAGGTGGAGAGTTTGTCCGGCTCTGAAGTGGACCTGACCGGCTTCCCGTCCGCCGCGCCCACCGGCTACTCCAACATAGTCACCTGCAGGATTTACCGCTCGGAGGCGGGAAACACGACCAATACATGGCTGTGGGTGGCTGACATCCCCATCGGGACCACCTCCTACGCCGACCTGGTCCCAGACACGACCCTGGTGGACAACGACGTCTTCATGCCTTCCCAGGAGTGGCTGCCGCCCCCGTCCAACCTCCAGGGCCTTGTCTCGCACCCTGGCGGTTTCCTGGTGGGCTTCTCCGGCAACGGCATCTGGTGCTCGGTGCCCTACCAGTGTCACGCATGGCCTGAAGCCTACAACTACACCATTCCGCAGCAGATCGTCGGCCTCGCCGTATTCTGGGACATGGTGGTGGTGCTCACGGACGGATACCCCTACATTTTCGAGGGTGCGAGCCCGTCCGTGTTGCAGAAGACCAAGTTCCCGGAACGCCAGCCGTGCGTGTCCAAGCGCAGCATCATCACCTGTGAGATGGGTGTCGCTTTCGCATCTCCGGACGGCGTGTACATGATCACCAACGCCTTGAATGAGTTCATCACGCCGGGCTCGCTCATCACTCACGACGTGTTCACTCGCGATGACTGGGTGGCCTACAACCCTCAGGAGATGCACGCGGTCATCATGGACCGGCGCTACTACGGGTTCTATAAGACCGGGGTGGTGAACGGCATTACCCAGGGGGGGGCAATCGTCCTGGACCTGCTGGAGCCCGAGGCCAAACTCACCGAACTCTCCATGTACCCCACGGCGGCCTTTGTGCAGCCGAGTGCGGACCAGCTCTACTTTGCGTGCGATCTGAACGGGACCAACGTCCTCCAGGAATGGGAAGGGGCCAGCACCAGGCTGCTTTACACCTGGACCAGCAAAATATTCGAGGTCTGGCCTCAGAACTTTGCCTTCGGCCAGGTCCTGGCCGATACCTCTGGAGGCATGACCCAAGCGGAACTGACGGCGGCCCTGGCCGTACAGGCTGCCCAGATTGCGGCCAACACGGCTATGCTTCCAAATCTGGCTGGGGGCGCGTGGGGCTTGAACGCCTTCGGAACCAAGGCTTACGGCCTCAACAACTTCGTCCGTGCCCCTGCCGGCGCGTCCGATCTGAACATCTTGAACTTCACGCTCACCGTGGACGGCACCGTCCAGTATTCCGGCGCCGTCACCAGCAGCGATCCATTTCCTCTGCCTTCCGGCTATGTGGGCCGCGAGGTCACCCTGGGGGTGTCCGGAAATGTGCCGGTCAAGCGCATGGCCATAGCCGGTTCCACCCAAGAGCTGTCATCCGTGGTGGGGCAGTAATGATCCGCGCGGCCACATGTGATGACCTTCCGGGCCTCCTGGCCTTCTGTCTGGAATGTGACGCCTCTATGCCCTGGAGCGCGCATGGCCTGGGGATCGACAAAGACACCGTGCGGGAGCTGCTCGTCCGGATGTTGTTGAACCCGGACGCGCTCCTGTCCGTGGTGGAAATCGACGGGGAAATAGCGGGGGCCTGCGTCATGGCACTCCACCGATACCACCTGAATCGGAACACCGTGATGGCCATAGAGCTGATGTGGCACATGCGCCCGTCATTCCCGGATGGGCCGGCTAAGGTCCGCTGGTTTTTGCGTCTCCTTGACCACATGCGGGCCTGGGCTCGGAAGCGGGGGGCCCAAGTAATACTCCTGAGCACCCAGCATAAAGACGCCTCCCTGGGCCGAGCCTTGGAGCGCCGCGGACTCAGGCCCTACGAGGCCGCATTCACGGAAGTGCTATGAAGATCATTTTCGCCTTCTGGCCCCTGTACGTCTCCTACAACCACGGCGTGGCCCTCTTATCCGCGCTGTGCAAGGCCCGAGGCATTGAGGTGGACTTGTGCATACTGGGGGACATTCGGAACTTTGCGGCGCAGCTCCAGCGAGAACGGCCGCAGGTGGTGGGCTTCTCCTGCGTCACCGTTCACGATTACAAGCTGTGCGTCCCCTTCATTCGCGCGGCCAAAGCCCTGGGGTACACGGTGCTCCTGGGCGGCGTCTGGGCCGGTTTGGGCCATCCGGTAGACCCTGCAGTAGATTTCGTCTGCCGGGGCGACGGTGAGACATTACCGGATTTTCTGCTAAACGGTGAGACACAAATCTTCGACAGCCCCCAGGTATGCCGGGACATCCACGCGCTGCCGTTGCCAGACTACGAGCTATTCCGAGACATCCCTTTTGACCGTGGCTTACCTTTCCTCGCCGGCAAGAAGGTGCTCCCATACCAGTCGAGCCGGGGCTGCAACGGAGCCTGTACCTTCTGCCAAATCCGCCACCAGCCACGCGGGGTGCGCATCCGTACCAGGGTGGGTGAAGACCTCGCGTGGCTGGCCTCAACCTACAAGCCGGACGTTTTCTTCATCGGTGATGCGGGGCTTCCCTACGCAAACACCGCCTGGAAGGACTCCTGGGGCGACTTCCGTCATCCCTTCTTCGCCTACATTCGGGCCGACATTGATGCGGAGTCCCTGGAGTGGCTCATCGACCGGGGCATGAATTCCTGCGCTTTCGGCGTGGAGGCAGGAGACGAAACCTACCGCAACCAGGTCCTCCGAAAGAATCTTACCGACGCCGAGCTCTGGCGCACCGTGGGCGCCCTTGAGCGCCATGGCGTGGATATTGTGGCGTTCTTCATGACCGGGACTCCAAGAGAAACGCCGGATCATCAGCGCAAGACAAGGGACCTGGCTGCCGCACTCCCAGGAACGTGCATCACCTTTCGATATGAGAATTTGGAGGATAGGGCATGGGCACAATAGCAGGCGCGGCTGTCGGTGCGGGTTCGCTCGTGATGGGAGCCATAAACAGCGGGAGCAGTAGCGACAACTCTGCAGGCTCGACAGCGTCCACCAACACGAGCGCGGCCACCAATCTGGGAATCGACTCCTATCTGTCCGGAGAGCAGGATCTGACGCAGTACCAGGACCTCCTCGATCAGGCCATGGGTACCTACGGCCAGCAGCTCGGGATGTACACGGGGGAGCAGGGTAACGTGGACAACTCCCTGGAGAACGCCGCGACCGGACAAAACAACGAGATCTCCAGCGAAGCCGCAGCATACACGCCCTACGCGGACGAGGCAGCGGCCACCGGTCAGAACGCCCTGGGCTACCTGAACAACCAGATCGCCCTGGCCAACAACACCGCGTCCGAGAAGGAACAGGCCACCCAGGACACCAGCAACGCGCTGAACACTGACATGAGTCTGTACCAGCCAGAGCAGGCTAAGACGATCGGCGAGATGGGGAGTGTTCTGGAGCCCGCTGCGCAGACCGCGTTGACCGCCTCCCAGGTCGCTGGCGAGACGGCGATGAATACATACTCCAACCCGGAGCAGTTCGCGGCTCGTGCCGGCGCGGATGTGGACAACTCATTCCAGGGTCAGCAGACGGCTCTGAACATGCAGAACGCGAGCTTGGGTATCAGCCCGGACTCCGGAGCGGCCCAGAACGCGGATATCGATCTCGCCACCAACGCCGCGCTGTCCAGGGCCGGAGCCGAGACCCAGGGCCTCCAGACGGCCACCAACCAGAATATTGCGGACCAGCAGATCGGGACAAACGAACTGAACTCCGGCGTGAACACGATGGACAGCACGCTGTCCAACATCAACACGCAGCTCTCCAAAGGACCGGAAGATGCGGGCATGGGAATCTTCAGCTCCCTGTCCAACTTCAACCCGACAGAGGCCACCTCGATGATGCTCCCGCAGGACACCTCCACCAGCGGAGACAGCAGCCTGGAGAGTTGGAACGCCAACCCGACGATGCCGAACTACTCAACCGAAGCTAACCTCGGAGAGAGCGAAGAGCAGCCTCTGTTCAACGTTCTGGGCAATTACGGGTCGCAGTACGACACGCTCAATGGCCAGGACATGCAGGCTAATGAGGCGAACGCCTCCGGATCGGGAAAGCTCACCGGTTTGGGCCTTACATCGCTCATGGGCAATGGCAACAACGGTGGCTCTTTGTCGAAGATCTTCAGCAGCAGCGGAAGTTCCAGCGGCGGCGGGGACGCCGAGCCAGGCGATGAAGATTACGATCTGTAGCGGCCTCGGTGGCCTGTACTAAACCCGGCAGGAGCAGAATATGAACTTCGGAGGAGTCTTTGCAGGCGGCGTAGCGGACAGCCTTTTGGCGAGTCAGCAGATGGCGCTGAAGCAGCAAGAGTTAGAGAAACAAACCGCCATGATGGCCACCCAGGCCTCCCTCATGAACACCCGTAACCAGTACCTGCAAATGCAGATTCAGGGGACGGGGCTCGGGGGGTATAGTTCGCCGCCTCCAGTCTTTGGAGCAGGATCCGGGGTGTCCACCACCGACCCAGGGTCGTCCGCAGTCAGCCCGGCAACAGTGTCCCCCGCGTCCACTTCCACGTCCGATGCTGGTGGTGGGCTTCCCTACGATCCTGACGACCCCACTGCGGATCCGTTGGACGGCTTCTCGGATGCCTCTCCCTCGACGCCCCTGGATGACTACGCCGATGGCGGGAGCGGTGACGACTCCACACAAACCGCCGATAACGGCGACGACAGTTCCGATCAGACCGCCAAAGACGCTCAGGTGGCTCTCAAATACGAATCCGGCGGCAACCCCTCGGCCACCGCTCCGGACGGCTCGACTGGCCCAGTCCAGATCACGCCCACCAACTGGGGAAGTTTCCAGAAGTTCGCCAAGAACAATTACGACCTGGACGTCCCCAGCAGTCCGAATGATCCGAGCTTGGCCCAGGTGGCCCAGGACCCGAACTACACAAAGGCCCAACTCGACTGGACGAACCAGAACAACGTCCAGCCGGTCATGGCCTACGTGGAGAAAAACTATCCCCAGGTGGACACCACCAACCAAGGCGTGCGGTCACTCATCTTCAGCTTGGGGAATCAGAACGGACCTGCGGGCGCCCAGAAGGTCATCGACAACGCCCTGTCCAGCGTGGACGATGACACGCCCCTCTCCCCCAATGATTTCGTCAACGCGGTGATGGACGAACGCGGCGCGAAGAACGCGGATGGTTCGCTCAAATATTTTCCAAGCAGTCCACAACTCGCGGACTCTTTGAGCAACAGGTTCTCGCAGGAGCGCGGTGATCTCTTGGCGATGGCGAATTCCAGCGACACGGACGGCTCCGGTGCTGGCCTGGCGGAAAACAGCACGGGGATCGCCTCCGATCAGCCGGGGGTCGGGGGCACTACAGGCGGTGCACAGGCAAAGGGGCCTGGAGCAGCACAGGCCCTTATGGTGCCGAACGTCAAGGATCTCCAAGGATACGAGGCTCAGGTCCAGCAGTGGAAGCAGGGCGAGCAGCAACGCATCCAAGCATCCCCGGGGCTTCCTGCGCAAAAGAATGCCGCGTTGGCAAAGCTGAACGCGGACGCTCGGAGTTTGGTCTCCGACGCCTACCGGGCGGCCCAGATGAGGGCGCAGGCGGCGAAGCAGGCGGACACCGAACAGCACCGAACCACGATGGATAACCGGGCCGATACCCGGGCGAACATCCAGACCAACCTGGAGACACAGAAGGCCATCACCACGTCTCCGCTCCTGGGGTACGTTACGGACGCTCAAGGTCGCGTATACGAGAAGCACACCCTGGGCGCTGTTCCCGCACCGCAGATGTCGCAACAGGATGCGGACGCCCAAAATGCCCTCCTCAAGCAAAGCCAGGATACCAAAACCGCCGAAGACAACGCGAAAATATCCGAGGCTCAGAACAAGTTCACCTTGAGCCAGTTGCAGCCCGTGGCGGCCGCCGTGGCTGCGCAGTATGGCTTGAAATACAACCCGCAGGAAAAGCTGGCGGACATGCCCAGCGGCTTTGTCATACCTGATCCCAACGCCCCTTCAACCTCGACCGAGGCCAAGAACAATATCGCGGCGGCCAGCGCCGTGATGAACACGGTGGAGCAGCTCAACAAACGCGGAATTTACGTGGACGCCCGGGACGCTGGCGACGTCGCAGCCACGGTAGGGGCGCAGTTCGATACGCTCCCCAAGCCCCAAGCCCCCCAGAAGGACGCCAAGGGTAACGTCATCGGGCAGGCCCCGGGCGCGATCCAGAACCCGGGCGCGTTCTACCAGAAGAACAAGGACCAGCTCCTTGGTGGCTCCATCTATCAGTACATCCTGGGCAAAGGCGGCACATCGGCCCAGGCCATCAACGCGATGACTCCGCAGGAGGTTGCCAGCTACGGACCGGCGGCCGTGGCCGCCCAGCAACTCAAGGCCGCGAGCGCGGGCACACCCGGCAGTGTGAACGCGACCAATGACGCGCCGCGGGCCCCCGTGACATCCGGCGTCCCGAACCTGAATGCGCAGACCACCAATCCTGCCGAGGGCCTCGGCGCTCCCATTGATAACCCACAACCCGTTGTGCCCAAGCCCGCGAGCGGTCCCGCAACAATCCCCAACGACGCCAACCTTGCGGGGGAAAACGTCACTCCCGGGGTGGTGGCCATGTCTCCCGATCAGGGGACATCCGGCGGCCGTGCGTTGGTCTCTGGCATAAATTCGGCCGCGAGAGGGATTCACGGCCTGTTGGCTGCTCAGGTCCCTACCGTAGATACGCAGCCCCCGGCGCAACTCAAAGGCAACAACGTGAGCGTCCCCAATGACATCGCCATGACGGCCGAACCCTACGGCAATGCGGCCCTGGCCGCGCAGCAGCGACAGCAGGCGCCGACCCCCACCTCAACCCAGGCGACCCAACAAGCCCAGGCCATGCAGGAACTCATGACCCGGTACTCCAGCGCGAGCCCGAAAGACCGCGCCGCCATGGACGCACTCTTCGCCCGGCGTAGCGGGGGCATCCCGTTGAGCCAGGTCATCAGCACCTACAACCAGTCCCGCAACCAGCATTAAGGGGCGACGATGGACCTCAACGATCTCCCGGATTTCGATCCCAAGAGCATGTACGAGGCGCTCCCTGCGCTCCAGGATAAGTACGGATCTTTCGAGAATTACCTCGCGGCATTCCAGAGCACGTTGCCCTCTGACCCGCAACAAACTCAGCAGTTGCAGGACCAAGTCGCCCAGCAACAAGCCGCAAGCGCTCCGCTGTCCGTGGGCGATATTGCCAGCGGTGTCGGACGGACGGCCCTGGCCAGCGGGGCGGACGTCCTCGCCGGCCTCGGAGACATCTCCCAAAACAACCTGGGCTTCGGCGGCGACTTCGCCAACTCCATGGGCCAGTCGGCGGACAGCCTTCGCGCCAACGCTCCCCAGAACTTCCAAGCTCAGGTTGAAAGTCCGGACGCAAGCTTCTGGGATCACCCCGTGGTCGATACCCTGAACGCGGCGGCCGGGGCCGCTCCTTTTCTTCTCCCACACGCTGCGGGCGTGGCGCTGGCGCCGTTCACTGGAGGGGCCAGCGAGGGAGCAGCCCTTGGGGTGACGGGAGCCGCCATGGCAGCCGCGAGCGCCCACACGGTCAAGCAACAAGTAATGAAGCTGCCCGAGGACCAGATCGTCAACGCGCCAGGCTATCAGCAAGCTTATTGGAATCTCCCGGACGACATGGACGACTTGGCTCGACGCGCGCAGGCTCGCCAGGACTTTGCCGAAGGCGTGAGCAACAAGGCCGCTATCCTGGGGGGCGGCGCTGCGATGGCGGCCGGCCCCCTCACCGAGACAATTCTCGGCCCGATCTTGGGAGCTCTCCCCGAAAAGGTTCTGCCGCAGGTACTGGGGAAGGTGGCAGCCGGGGCCATCGAGGGCGGCAACACCATGGCCGCTCAGACGATGGGCGAAAACACGGCCCGGCAGGCTTACGATCCTTCCATCCCGATTACACAGGGCGCGGGAACAGCTTTCGGTCAGGGCGCAGCTTTCGGAGGTATCGCGGAGGGACTCAAGTCCCCTTGGACAGCCGGAGACATTCACGCCGACATCGCGGACAAGAACGCCTTTCGCAACGACCTCGTCGACCGGATGGGCCAGGACTTTGAAGACAAGGCCCAGCAGGGAGACATCCAGGGCGCAGCGGACGCCATGACCCAGAAGATTCTTGCCCTGTCTGGAACACATCCGGCCCTGGCCCTCCCTCAGGGCGATCCCGTTCCAACAGACGGTGGCGACAGGATGCCTCTGCCGCAGACCGATGGGGGTGACCGTTCCCTGCTTCCAACCCCCATCATGCTCTCGGATGGTCGTGGGGTGCCCATGCTGCCGGCCGGCCAGGACTTCGACCTGGTCCCGGACACCATGCGCAATGACCGCCTTCCCGTGCGCCTGGCGGATTCACCCGCGATGCCCGCTCCGGTTGGAGGCGATGCACTTACCACAGGAGACATCAATGCCGCACCGACTGGGAATGTCCCCCCAACAGTTCAAGACGCGATACCCGAATATAGCCAAGCTCTCGGGCTTGAAACGCAACCGGATGATCGGATCAATAGCGGGGTCGGCGGGACTGCCCCCGAATCCTCCTCCAGGTTCGCCGACAAACAATCCATCGCCGACGATGTCGAGTCCCGTCTCGCCTCCGGCGGACCAGGAGTCGCCAACGACATTATCCGCGCCCTCGATGCCAATCCCGAACGTGGACGCGCCGAATCTGGACAGGACGTCGGCACTGGAGCAGGCCAGCCTGACGGGATCGGGGGAAACGCTCCCGAACTCGGGGACGGACTCGGAGGGGGACCCGACGCGGGTAGTGTAGCCCCTGCGGGAGATGTCAGCCAAAACTCGAAAGACGTCAGCCAGATTCCCGATGGCGTCAACGTGAGGGCGGACGGAACGCCGTACACCAAGAACTCCATCAACCTTCAGGTGGCCGGCCGGATCAAGCGTGGCCAGAATGTGGAGGCTGTGCCGCTGGACGAGTCCGGGAAGCGGTGGGGATGGCGCGAGGTGAAAGACGAAGCCCCGGATGTCGGTAGCCCAAAAGCGCGGGCGGCCGTGGAGCAGGAGCTGGCCAGCGTGCAGCCCCAGGGCTACGACGCGATGCGCGAACGCGCCGAGCAGCTCATCGACTCCGGCAAGCACAACGTGGACACGGTTTACGACGTTCTGGCGGGGATGGAAGAGAAGACCCCGGATAATGTTGTGGGTCTGGGAAATGAGAAAGGCGTCACGGCCAAAGGATTCACTGATCGGCAGCTCCAAAACAGCTCCGACTGGGAGGCGGCGAAAGCGGGCGATCAGGAAGCCGCGGACCGGGTGATCCGTTCGACATGGACAGACGACAAGACGAAGGCCCTCACGGACAAGCTGGACCCCAACAAGGAAACCTTGTTCGTGTCGGTACCAAGTACGACGGGCAAGAATGAACTTCCAAACGCCCTAGGGAAGCATCTGGCTCAAGAGCTTGGTGGGACATTTAGCGATGGACGCGATCATTTTGACCCAGAGCATGAGGCCCCAATTAAAACGATTACGCCTCAGGACCGTCCTTTTGCCATCCGAAAGTATGCTCCAACTGATGTGCAAGCCCTGAAGAGGGACTCCCAGGGTAAGAATGTGGTTGTCACGGAGGATGTGTTTACTACGGGGGCCTCGGCAAAGGCCTTTGTCCGCGCCCTCAACGAGGCCGGTATTCACGTGGACACCGTGGCGGGTCTTATGGGAGACGCCCGGCTGGATGCCGAACCTCAGGTTGTCTCCAAGCTCCAGACTGCTCTGAAGCTGGCGCAGATACCAATCCGAGCCAAGGATCTGGCGAAGGTCTTGTCCAAGGGGGAAGTCAATGTTATCTTAGATCAGCTTCGCCAAACAAGAGGACCCGATGCCAAATCAGAACTTGCCCGAAACCTACAGGGGCTACTCGACGAAAGAACTCCTGACGTTCTGGGATCGGTACTGTCAGGGAAGGGAGCGCGGGGCTCCGAGAGAGAAGCTGCGGGCGATGAACGGCCTTCTTCGGGAATACCGAATAGCCCCGGTATTCAAGAACGCGGACAGGTTGAACGCCCAGAAGAATCGGCTCCAGGGATAACGCATGAGCGCCAAGACCGACTCACCGAAGACGACATCCGCAACGCCAGAGCAGATCGAGGCACTGAAGCGTCTGACCGCCCGCAAACGCGAAGGGGTGAGGATAGCGACCAAGGTCCTGATCGGGGACAAGGACGTTCCGCCGAACCCGCTACGGAACAAACACTACTAGATTCTTCCGCGCCTGCCTCTCCTCCCGCCGATAAAGCCGAAATAGGCATGAAGTTCGGCGAGGAGATTGGAGGCTCTCGCTACGACCGCGCCCAATCCCGCCTGACCACCTCCGACCTCGCGGACATGACCGACCGTGAGCGTGAGGCTTACACCGTCAAGAACAACATCTGGCCGCCCATCAAGTACGACAAGATGGTCGAGGATGGCGTTCCAGCGCACGTGGCGCTCCTCGTCAAGGGAATCCGCGACGCCATTCCTGCTGCTCCGCAGAGGCTGCGACTCAAAGATGCCCGCGAAGCTCAGGAAATTTATATCCGGTCCATAGAGCGCGTCCGGGATATCCTGTCCAGCGTAAAAACGGCTGACGATATTCGTAGTCTGTTCGACAGAGTTTTCACCCAGGCCGAGTATGACAAGAGTCGACCGTCCCTTGATCGCTGGTCCGCCGAAGGGAAGGAAATGGTCACGGAACTGGGCGGAAATAAGTTCGTCCGGAAACTTCAGGTCAGCAATTACGACTTCGTCCACGCTCAGCGTAAAGTGGAGATATCAGGGTGGCCGCAAAAGCAGGTGCGGGGAGAGTCCGAAGGCTCTCCTGTTGAGCGTTACAAGCGACCAATGCTGGACAACGTGCAGCGTACCGGGGTGGATTACCGTGAAGGGCGCGATGTCACGCCCTTTGAGTTTAAGGATACCTTCGGATTTCGCGGTGGAGAGTTCGGCAAATGGCTGAATCAGTCTGATCGTCAGGACTCTCTCAACCATGCGTACGACGCGCTCATGGACCTCTCCCAGGCTCTGAACGTTCCACCAAAGGCCCTTTCCCTGGATGGAGCTCTGGGGTTCGCTTTTGGGGCGCGGGGTGGTGGCCACGCCTCGGCACATTACGAGCCGGTCAAAGTGGCCATGAACCTGACCAAGACCCGTGGTGCCGGCGCGCTCGCGCATGAATGGTTCCATGCGATGGATGACCATTTCGGGCGTTTGTCTGGGGACCGCAATAAGGGGAGACCCTACGCCTCCCATGGTCAATTTTTCAACGACTGGAGCCGCGAGACGAAGGACTGGGTCCAGACATCCAAAATGCGCCCCGAGATGGTGCAAGCCTGGGGAGACGTGATATCTGCGCTGGAGCGGACCTCGGGAGGGCCTCGCACCGACTTCTCCAGAAGCGCGCAGCAGCTTGGAGACTACTGGGCTCGCCCCCACGAGAAAGCAGCTCGCGCCTTCGAATCCTACATTCAGGACCGGATTGAAAACCCTGACCTCGACCGCACAAGCCAGTACCTCGTTCATAGCACGCATTCGGATATCCCCGGGGTGTACCCGGAAGGCCCTGAGCGCGAGGCCATCAATGCCGCCTTCGATAAGTTTTTCGACACGGTGAAGACCAAGGAGACGGACAAGGGCGTCATAATGTACCGGCGTCCCGGAGAAACTGCCAGCACACCTGGCTTGTCCCTCTCTGACGCTCAAGCGGCTCTCGATCACTCCGGGCTTTCGCGTATCGCCGAGGTCCATGAGAGCCTGGACACGATGCCGCAGGACGTCCAGGGCGCGGTGCGCGGCACCGGCGGGGAGCAAGCTCCATCCTTCTACCAGAATGGAAAGCTCTATTTTAACCTGGAGAACACCAAAAGTCCTGACGACTTCGCCCAGTCCATCGCCCATGAGATCATCCACCCAGGAGAAGAGGCCTACGGCCGTCGATTGGGCATGCAGATGGGCGTGCGTGAAGCCCAGATCAGCCTGAACAACATCAAGGACCGCATCTTCCGAGACTATCGGCCCGAGATTGACAGGCTTCTCAACAACCATGGCTACTCCCAGGACTACGATATAAGCACCCCGCAGGGTCGGCGCGGCATCGTCTCCGAGCTGTTAGCCACCAAAAACGAAACCATCGCCCCCAGGTGGTACGACAAGGTGTCCGCGCTCGTGGCCAGGATCGTCAACGGCGTGCGCGAGAAGCTGGGCATGGGTCCGATGAAGTACACGGAGCCGGAGATGCGCGAGCTCATCGGTGGCATGCGGGATGCGTTCGCGGAAGAGCAGGGGGTTGCATCTGGAGTGCCTGGCGTAGAGCAGGCCCCGGCTTACCGTCGAGCCGCTCAAGTTGAAGGCCCCACCATCCAACAGGAGCCGACCAACCGACGCTACACCCAGAAGGACCTGGAAGACGAAGGGATCATTGATGTGAACCGGCCCAAGACGAGCGCCGGATGGGCCACCAAAGACGACCTCAAAAAGCCCAGTATCCTCACCGACGCGAGCCTGCGTGAAGACGCTGCGGAACGTGCTTATCAGCTCATGGTGGACAAGTACGCCCCGATCATCAACCGGGCCAAGGCGGTGGACAAGGCCAACGGAACGGGGACCGACTTCGCTGATCACGTCACCGAGCACCTCTCCCGTCTGGACGGCACCAACGGCATGTATGACCGGCAGACGACCGGAACGGGCCTGGCCGACGTGGGTAACCCGGATCGGGAGGCTTCTACCCAGACCATCCCGGGAACCAAGTCCTTGCGCGAAGCCTCTGAGCCCATCAGCTCAAACCCGCGCACCTATGCCTTGGCCAAGGAGATCGGCAGCCACGAGCGCGATCTTTCCATCTGGAACAACCGGCACATGACTCCGGAGGAGCACACCGCACGCTTGGCGGACCTGCAGGGGATGCTGGCGGACGCTCAGGCGTCCGGGAACCGTGAAGCCATCAAGGCCTGCAAAGATGCGATTAGCGACCAGAAGGATCTGTTCAAGGGCGCCAACCCTCCGGGCATCGACCCTGAATATTCACGTCAGCGGCTGGACTTCCTCAACAAGCTCCCGGGAGCGGACTCGGCCCATGAGTTCCTGGACAACCTGCGCCAGTTTAACCATGACGCTATCCTGAAGCCTTTGACCGATGCCGGGATCATCTCCAAGGACCGCTATGACAAGATCATGGCCTCCCCTGAGCACGCTTCATACCTTCCTTTCCAGAGAGTCATGGACGACTTGGAGCGCTCCCAGGCCCTGGGATCGGGCGGCGATATCATCAAGGCTCTGAAAGGGTCCGAACGTCTGAAGGCCGACCCCATGGCCGCCACGATGGCCAACCTGCAACGAGCCCTCAAAGCCATAAACCAGAATCGTGTTGTGTCCGACCTGGTGGGCATGCGCGAACACCTCCCGGATCTGAACAACGTCTTCAAGGAGGTCCAGGTCGACCCGGCCCGGGCTCGGGCGAGCGACTACCTGACCCAGTTCGTGGACGGGAAGAAAAAATACTTCGACGTGCCTGAGCGGTACAGGCAGGCCATCAACGGCCTGTCCCCCTCGGACTCGAACTTCCTGGTCAAATTCCTGCGGCCGTTCGCCAAGGCCTTCCGCTATGCGGCCACGCTCTCTCCGGAATTCATGGTCCGGCACCTGATCCGCTCCCAATGGCTGGCCTACATCCATTCGGAAAACGGCTACGTGCTGGGTCTGGACTTCCTTCGTGCGGCCTTCAAGATGAACCCCCAGGACGTGGACTTCAATCAATGGAAGGCGGCCGGCGGCGGCGGAAGTTTTTTCCATACCCTGGACCTGGATAGCAAGACCAACGAGGCCGACAAGTTCCTGGGCATCCATCAAAAAGGCGTCATGGACTGGGTGAAGACCCCCATCGAGATGATGGAAAAGCTGGCCACCTACATGGACCAGGGCACGCGCTTCGGCGAGTACCTGAAGGCCCGGCAGAACGGGAAGGACCCGGTAGCCGCGGCGTATGCCGGCAAAGACGCGGCCCTGAATTTCGCGCGCGCCGGCCTGTACGGCCGAGAGATCAACAAGGTGGCGGCGTTTTGGAACGCGAACATGCAGGACATGGACAAGATGATCCGCACCATGCGGACCAGGCCGGGCGAGACTCTGCTCAAGACCGCTTTGAGCCTGACCCTCCCGGCCGTGGCTCTGGCCACGCTCCAGCGGAATTCCCAGGTCTACCAGGGCCTTTCCGACATGGAGAAGAACCTGTTCATGAACGTGGTGTTGAACGATGATCCGAAAAATCCCGTGGTGCTTCGGTTGCCCTATCCCTTCCAGTTGGGCATCCTGGCCGGAGCAGTCCCGGCACGGGCAGTCGACTACATGAACACGGGCGACCTGAAGGGGCTTACCTCCAGCCTCTGGACCATCGGCGAGAAGAGCTTCCCCTTTGGCACCTCGATCCTGCCCACGGCGGCCAAGGCTCCGCTGGAGGCCTGGGCCAACAAGTCCTTTCTCACCGGCAGGCCGATCGAGAACGCCGGAGACGAGAAGCTCGCGCCAGGCTACCGGGGCAACCAGTACACCAACCCGGCTCTGAACAAGCTCGGTCCGGTGGTAGGAATCAGCCCCAAGATGATGCAGAACTTCGTGAACACAGGCCTACCGAACACGGGCCGGATCATCATGGACGCCTTGGGAGGCGCGACCCGGGCCTTAGCCGGGGGGCCTGCCGCGCCCACCGAACATTTCGCGGACATGATGGGCGTGCGTTCGCTGTTCACCTCCGGCGCGTCCAGCGTGGACACCGATCGCTTCCACGACAATTTCAGCCAGGCCGAGCAGGCCTACAATACCTTCCAGGCACTGAATCGCCAGGGTGATCGCCAGGGTGCGCAAGACTGGTTGAATGACCACCGAGCCGAGGCCGGGAGCTGGAAGATGATGCAGACCGCCAGCCAGATGCTTACGAAGCTCCACCAGCAACAGGCCGCGATCATGCAGAGCACAAGCATGAACGCCGATGACAAGCGTTCCCGATTGGACGACATCCGGGACAGGGAAATCCGGATCGCAAAACAGGCCAACCGGGCATTTGAGGCGAGAGTGCAGTGATTAAGGGAAAGGCCCGGAGCCTTTAATGGGCCGGTCCCCGGTTAGCTGGTGACCTTATAAGAAGAAAATACCTCTTTAGCTATCAATGTTTCTTCCTTTGTTTTGCAGGATATATGGATTTTTCTCCCTGCAACCCGTGGTATTTCTATACTATCAATAACCATGTCAGTCATAAATTCGTGGCCCTTTACTGGGCCAAGATAGAATATTTCAAACTGGGAGGCTTCAATTGTCTGACCATCAATGTCTACAAGGTCGTGTGTGATAAAAACTGATTTTGTCCAATCTTGGTACTCATGTATATCAAGCATTGTAGCAACTACTTTTATTCTGTATAAACTTTTTTCCGTGTTTATTTCTTTTACAACCCTAAGTCCATCGCTAGAAATCTGAAACCATCCGACATTCAATTTTTTGTGAAACATCGCCCATGAGTCATTCATTTTTTTGAGTTTTAGGCCAAATGCTTTTGGGAAAAATGACATGTCATGGCTATTTATCTTGCTACGTTGAGTGGAAAGGATAGATTTTCTGGAGATAATCTCACGCTCTGCGCGTAGTATGTTTTCGTCTTGTTTTCTTGTTTCTGTTAAATCAGAGGGAAGTCCGTCTTGATTCAAGGCAGAATTCATTTGTGCAGCTATTTTTTCAAGATCTCTCATGCCGTCTCCCTTGCGTTATCCCGTCACCAGCATAAACTTCCTTGCCATAACCGCCAACCCTGGGCAAGCGAAAGGCCATGCGCAAACTCATCCTCTTCCTACTCCTCCTGTCCCTGTCGCTCCCGGCCCTGGCCCGCGACGTCCAAATCTGTGGTCCGGTCCAGGTTTTCTTCTCGCCCCACGGCGGATGCACGGAGGCGGTTGTGTCCACCATCGACCAGGCCAAGACCACGATCCTGGTGCAGGCCTACAGCTTCACGAGCAGGACAATCCGTGACGCCCTGATGGAGGCCAAAGGCCGTGGCGTCCACGTCCAGGTGATCGCGGACAGGACCGACGAGACGAGCAGGGACAGCGTGACGCAAGATCTCCAGGCGGCCGGCATCGAGGTGGTCTACGACGAGACGCACAAGATCGCGCACAACAAGGTCATGATCGTGGATGGCGATACGGTGATCACGGGGAGCTTCAACTGGACGGCCAGCGCGGAGAATGCGAACGCTGAGAACCTGATCATCTTGCACGGGCAGGAGGTGGCCCAGGTCTACGCGGACAGATGGGAGGAGTTGAGGAAGATTTGCGTGGAGAGGTAAGGATTTCCCTACCTCTTCCTCTTCGCCGGCAAGTCTGTGGTGTAGACCGTGACCCCAGACACGCGGCCGACTTCTCCGGTGCGCATGGAGTCATGTAGCAGGTCCTCCATCCTGTTCCGTTCGGCCCAACGCCACCTACGCTTGCCCCTGGCGGACAACCTGTTGGAAGGCTGGCGGATGAATCCCCGGAACTCGTCGATCCATACCCCGGTTATCTCCATGTTCCCGACATGGTTCAT